ATTATTAAAGACATAGCTTTGTTCTGCTGGGGATAATTGACTGTACTGTTTACCCATAGAGTTACCGTGTCAGTGCTGCCCAGCTTACTGGGTACAGGGATTCAACAACTTGCTTCACCAGTTCAGCAAGATCCTGAATCTCACCCTGCGCGTGGGGATCGCTACGCTTGTTATAAAAGTTGGCAAATGCCATGAGGTTACCTGTCCAAAGCCAGTTAACCATTGCACCCTGTGGCAGTACCATACGTGCTTGTTCCGGGGCAATACCGGCTTTAAGCATACCGTTATAAGTGTGTACAGCAGACATAGTTTGAACGGTATATACATCTTTCCAGTATTCATTATCTGGATGTAAGCCACCACTACCCTGCTTAATTGAACCTTCTGGTTTGGATCGGAATTCAGGGATAAAGATCTCCGGGGTATCGCTGATGTAACGGCGAGACTCCTCGTTTTCAACCAGACCCTGCTTGTGCTTGAAGCATTGGGTACGGATTGGGATCGGGGCTTTCATGCGAATACTAATTGCAGTATGTGCAAATGGCGTCCAGTGAACGGCCTGATGGCGGATCTGGTTATAAAGTTCCAGTGCGTATTCATCCGATTGCCCGTCGAATTCTTCACTGTAAACGTTTTTCACCCCGTCACGGATTTCCGCGAGGATAGACTGACGTTCATCACTACGCAGACCGAAAGCCAGAAAGTGAATAAGGCCAATATCTTTCTTGGTTAATTCACCACTGGTTTCATGGCCTACACCGAAAGATAGACGGGCTGCGTTGACCACGGATTTATCAGTACCCATGTGGTCTACATATTCAGCAACTTGTTGCGACATTTAGATAATCTCCAGATTTAACATCATAAAGCGGGCAGGGAACTGCCCTTTGGTAAGAAAACAGTTTATGATTTAGGCATTCGAATATAGGAGACTCCATGATGAGCGATACCGCTATCATTCCTGCGGGTACAACGTTGATTGACGTATACCTGAAGAACCCAAATGGGTGGCCTCTTACTAATACTCGCTTCGTTATCAAACCAGTACGTGCAAGCTACTGGGATGGTTTAACCGGCGTTGTAGAGGATAAAGAGGAACTCTATTGCACGGATGACAAAGGTTACGTACAGATGCACCTGTGGCCTCTGCCGTATCCCTACATCCTTACCTACTCTTACGACGACGATGCTGTACCAGGTCACTTCCTGTTTTATGTGCCTGAGATTTCTACCCCGGTAGACTTTCAGGATCTTATCGTTACTCAAGCTAACGAACAGGATAAGTATGGTGAGTATATCCTGGCTCAGATCGTTGCAGCAAAAGCTGAAGTGTCAGCACTTGTTGATGAAGCCAAAGTGCTGGAAGCTGATACAGAGTCTTATGCTAACTCTGCTAAGAACTCGGCTGATCAGGCTTCAGGAAATGCACAGCAAACCAGTGAAGACCGACAGCAGGTAGCCTTAACTCAGGCTGCATTACAAGCTGTACTTAACTCCATCATGGAAGCTGTAGTTAAGATCCAGGGTATTAACCTTCAGAACAAATTGCTTTTGGGTGGTTATGTTCTTTGGGTAGATTCCTTTGGAAAGTTACGTATTAAATTTGGTGAGCCTACCAGTGACACTGATGGCACTGTTGTTGGTACACAAACAAACTAAGGAGATACCATGTCTTGCAATGATGACAAAACTTATGAACCTTGCTCTTGCGGCTGCGGTGGTAACTCCGATTGCACTTGTGATTGCAACGAATGTGCTCCAGTGAACTGCATCGAACAGGCTATCCGTGATGCTCTTGCTACTTTGCAAGAGCAGCTTGAAGCCCTGGTTAAACGAGCAGAAGACGCTGCCAAAGCCAGCGAGGATGCAGCGGCTGCGTCAGCAGCCAGCGCAGCCGAAGCGAAGGACTATCGTGATGCAGCGGAACTTGCAGCAACTACTGCAACCGATGCACTAAAAACTATTACCGATGTAGCAGTATCACTTGAAGAGACAGCTAAAAAACTGCAAGAGATTGCTGATGAACTGGCAACTGCTATTGCAGGGATCGCTGTGGTTACATGGTACTACACTGCTGTATCCGAAGGTCAGACAACCATTCCTGTACCAGATGATAAAAATGCACTGGATGTACAGTGTATCTATATCGAAGGTGCTCGACAGGAGCCTGGTCGTGGCTTCGTATTCGATAAGACTACGAAGACTATTACCCTGGCTGAAGGCATCCCTATGGGGATGGAAATCTCTATTATTCTGGGTATGTACTCAGATAACCCTACGGATTTCCCTCATACACTGGCTTCCAATAATGGGGCTAGTTTAGTTGGTACTACCTCTGGGGATACGGTTCAGGAAGTATTGAATGATATCAATACTGATTTGGCTGGTTTAGATCGTACTGTCCGTAGCGATTTAATTAGTTCTGCATCCGGTAAGGGTGATGAACTGGTACGGGTTAAACAGCCGTTCAGTAACTCTAACCCCACTACTGTACACGAAAAGATGCGCCACATTGTAACCATTCAAGATGGTTCAACTACGGGTGCAGAACCGGATGGGGTAACTGATTGTACGCCTTCATTGCTGAATCTGATTGCAACTAACTGTTCGGTAATTCGCTTCCCATATATCCCTGGGACAGCCAATGTGTACTATTTCTCGGCTTTTGATCCTGATACTGTGCAGAACAAAATCCTGGACGTAGATCCTAACGTTAAACTCTCAGTACCTACTGATTGGTTGGCCGGTAAAGCTTCTGCTCAGTACATCGGTTTCACTACGGATACCCGTTTTGTGTTCCGTAACCTTAAGACTGAGTATCTGGCCTCTCCATATAATAACCATACTAAGGCGGCTAAACGTACCTTCCTTGAGGAGGCTTCTTTTGACCGAGCAACTACTAAGGCTATCATCCCATCTACGGATATGTTTGCTCAGAAGATTGCATGGCCTAATCAGGATACCTGGCTTGCAGATACTTTCAGCAGTGTAAATACGCTGTCTGCTTCTATATCTGCTTCCGCTGGCGATGACGCATTCCATATGGCCTTTATGGATGTAACTGTTGGATACGAGATCTCCTCCTGTATCTTGATCAACAGTACCCCTCAGTTAGCGGCTATTGTGCGTTCTTCCGGTGGTTTCTCTGGGGTATTTGCTCAGCCAACCCAGACAGGTGCTAGCATTACGCAAATCTATAAAGAGATCGGTAAGACTGCCCTTACCACAACTCTGGATTTCCCAATGCTGCATGACCATCCGGCGTATTCACCGGTTAACTGTGAGTGGAAAATCCGTATTAACAGTATGAATAATTACGATATTCTGTTAAATGGTTTCCATTTAACGACTATCAATGCACCTGGTTACATCAAAGATGCTGGTTTCGGTGCATACTTCAATACTGGTTTAAGTAATCCTTTAGTTAACGTTTACCAACCTGTATTGACCGTTAACAACCGCTACACTCGAAATGGTTTTGTAACGGTTAAAGTGTTCGGGGATTCCATCTCAGCACCCCGTGTTGATTGCTGGCCTAACTTCCTTAAAGATGAACTTGAGTTCTCTGAAGGGTTACGTAATTGGCGTATCATCAACAAAGCTATTCCGGGTGATAATACTGCCGGGCAGCTTGCTATCATGCAGTCTGAAGGCGTGTCAGATGCCAATATTGTTGTTATCGCTGTAGGCACTAATGATGGTCAAGGGCAGACCGATTTAACGGCGTACAAAAATAACCTTACAAGCATGATTAATATCTGTAATGCTGCTGGTGTTACTGTGATTCTGTGTAAGTTTGGTATTTGGTACACCCAGACCGAGGCCGGATCTGTTCGTGGTCAGCCATCAGCTAATGCTGAAAAGGCATTCCGTTATCGTAATACTGTTGCTCGTGTTGCTGCGGAAACCGGAGCTAAACTGGTAGACCTTACGGCTATTGAAGGCCCGATTGCAGCCTACTACATTAACCCGAATCTGTACGTTAATATGGTGGGGGCAGGGGATAGTTTCCTGCACGATAACATTCACCCTACTACTACAGCTAACTGTGTTATCGCTCGTGCTGTAGCCAGAGCTATCATGGGTACTCTGGCTTCTACCCGTACTGAGCGTAGCCCTGGCATGCTTGTGGTAAACGCACAAAATAACTGGTTGATTAACACTGGGGATCGCCCTGCCCGTGTTAGCTTAAGCAACAATGGTATGGTGTCGTTAGGCGGTATTATTTTTAAAAGTACGGGTAGTGTTGCAAACGGTACACTGATTGCAACTATTCCTCGTAATCTCGCGCCTATCTATACAGAGCAGTTTATGGTGTACGCAGATACTCAAGGGGTAAACGTGCAAGTTACACCGTTAGGGGAGATCTTCCTTTACGGTGCAACTACGGCAACTAACTTCATTGGCTTATCTGGGTTAACGTGGTTGCGTAAGTAAGACAAGCCCCTTCGGGGGCTTTTCCATTGAGAATAACAACAGGAGTTATTATGGAATCTCAATTCCGACAGCCCAAACAGGTTATCAATACTGAGGTAAACAAGCAGAGTATTGCTCGTAACTTTGGTATTGGTGACAACGAGGTTTGCTATGCGAAAGCTGGGCAACCTCTGTCAGGCTATAAAGCTATCTACGATAAAGCCAGTCAGCGAGCTTATATGCTTCCTACTGGCTTAACTGGTACTGTTACGTCCTTTTCCACTGCGGGTGTTCTGACGCATTCTGGTGGCACTGTAGACCTGGGTGCTTTAGCAGTAGACCGGGGTGAATACTTCGATCTAAACCAGACGTTTACATCTGGCGCTACGTTGCAACGTAAGAATGAAACTATTGGCCTTGGTGCTAAGCGATATCGTTGGGGCGGTACATTACCTGTTAATGTACCTGCTGGTTCTACCATTGCGGGAACGGGCGGTGTATCGTCTACAGCCTGGATTGAAACCAATGCTGAATTCACACTGGGTAAAGCCGGAGCTTCCCTGTCTGCATGGAATGACGTGCTCCACCTGCGTGATTTTATCAATGCTGGTTTTGCCACCACTGAAGCTGCGGTTCAGTCTGCATTTGATGCAGCACTAACTACTACCAGTAAGATCGTTGATGCTACTGGGGTAGATGTGACTTTTGGTAATACTCTAAACTTCGTACTCGGTGAGATTAAAGTTGTTGGTGGCGTGTTCCGTGGTGACCGTGATTATAAGATAACCGGTACTGAGCTTGAAGGTGTGCAGTTCTACAACTGCCGTCTGCGTTACTGGGGTGGTGATGTGTATATTCACAACTGCCACTTCGATGGGCCACCTCGTAAAGGTCAAGTTGCTACCATCTCCTTCCAAGGTAATGAGACTGAAGGTACGTTTGAGATCGACGGCTGTACGTTCCGTGGTATGTACTACGGTATTCTGGCTCAGGGTACGGGTGAGAAAGTTAACTCTTTCATTGCACGTAACCTGTCGTTCTACGATCTGATGGGTGATGCTATCGAACTGAACGTTGTACAGAAACACTACGACAACGGTTGTGTGATTGAGAACATTGCTATCTTCAACATCGATGCTGATAAAGCTGGCGTTAACACTCCAACCTTCCAGTCCAACTGGGGTATCGGTATTGGTATTGCAGGGCAGGGGCCGTATGGCTATGAGATCGATGATAGCCAATATTGTAAGAATTTCGTTATTCGTAATGTCTATGCCGAAGGTGTTCGTCAGGTAGTCCACGTCGAAGTAGGCCGTGATTTTACCATTGAGAATATCCACGCAGACCCAGATAACACTGTGTCTACTGGCTCTGGTTTAGCGACTGGTACTGTCGTTTGCTATGGCTCGAAGAACTTCGTCATTGACGGTGTTTATGGTGAGCCTAAAGTACCATCTGGCACTAATCCTAATGTGGTTCGCCTGATTATGCTCCAGTGGGGTACTAACCCTGTTCTGGATCCAGAAGGTAACCCTACCGGGCAAGGTGAGAAGTCTAATGCCTGTTTCAACTATGCAGTGCGTAACGTCTTCACTCGTACCGGTACTGTATGGGCTGGTGTGTCTGCCGGGCCGAATACGGATAACAACGCATCGTTCGAAAACATCCGTTGTAACACTTTCCGTGTATTCGGTGTGGCTACTCACCTGAACCTGAATAATATTGACTGTCGCTGGTTTGACTGCGTAGGCCATCCTGAATCTGGTGATGGTGCATTCCCGAATAACTTTGTACGCAGCGATAAAACCATGCTGACGATGGTTAACGTAACCGCTACCGATGAATACGGTCAGGGTGGTCAGTTCTTCAGCCGTTGTCGTTATTCTAAGATCACCCGATCCGGTGGTAACGTCTATGCTGAGCCGTGGGTAAACTTCACTGGTCAACTTGGCCCGTTGATGGTTCCAGTCGGTCAGGTGTACTACCAGGCTACCGGGCCACATGGTACTGATGGTTCTTACTTCCCATCCGGGAAAGAGTTCAACACGTCAGATGTGGTACTGGTTACGAAGAATGGTGTGACTACCACTTACATCGTTACCTCATCTGGGATGTATGCACCGGATAATGATAACTTTGCTATCCGTGCAGCAGCCGTGGGTACGAAGACCATCGTTCAGCAGAAAGTGCCAAATGGTGAGTCTTCTGGTTCTCCGTGGCTTTACATCACTCAGTTTGAACCAGGCGCTCGTATTACGATTCCTGGTGCTGGGCCGAATGGTACTGACCTGAAAACCAGAGTGGTTAAGCCTCCGTATCAGACTCCACCGTCTGATCCTGGTGCGCTTATCACTATGGACATTGCTGACGCTATCCAGACCGCTGTTCCTGCTGGCACACGTATTAAGGCGACTGTTCCATTAACTACTCGCCCAACTCTGCCAACAACGTAATATACTGGGAGCCTAACGGCTCCCTTTTAATTGGAGGTTTTATGCAACTCACTAATAATGAGAAAGCTTTTCTGAAAATGCTGACTGTTTCCGAAGGGACCAGTACCAGCAAGTACACCAAAAATAACGGTTACGATGTAATTGTTAATGGCATTGGTGGTGAACCGAAGATCTTTACTGACTACAGCAAGCATCCTAATGTACTGGTCGCTGTAAACAATAAAGGTCTTAAGTCTACCGCTGCCGGGGCATATCAGATCCTCTATAAATACTGGGTTGCTTATAAAAAGCAGCTTGGCCTTAAAGGATTTTACCCGGAAGATCAGGATGCAATTGCAATGCAACTGATCAAGGAATGTAGAGCTAGTGACGATATCAATGCTGGTCGTATCGAGTCTGCCATTACTAAATGCCGATCCCGTTGGGCATCTCTGCCTGGTGCAGGCTACGGACAGTTTGAGCACAAGATGGATACACTGGTTTTGGCGTATAAAAAAGCCGGGGGTACTGTAGCATGAAGCTGGTTGAGAACTGGAGACAAGCCCACAAGTGGTTTTCTGTTCATCTGATCATCGTGCTAGCAGCACTTCCTGAAGTGTGGACTTGGCTACCTATGGAATGGAAGCAGTCACTGCCACCAGATACCCTTAAGTGGCTCTGTGGTGTGGTTGGTGTACTGGCTCTGTATGCCCGTGTGGTAAGCCAGCAGAAGAAGGTTCCGCCTGATGATCAAAAGCCTGATACAGAAGTATAAACTTTATATCGAGTTAGTCCTCGCCCTGAGCATTATTGCCGGGGCTTGTTACTTAACCTGGCTTGTAACGGACAGCCAATGGCAGTCCAAATATGACTCCCAGCAGACTGCGTATGCCGACGCGTCAGCAAAGGCACAGCAGGCTGCGAGAGACAAGGAACAAGAATATGCAACAAACCTTAAAAAGGTTCAGGGGGAAGCTGACGCCAGAGTTGCTGAGTCTGCTGCTGATGCTGCTTCTGCTAACGCCGCTGTTGACCGGCTGTACGCAAAACTCAACAAGATACTTGCCAACACCAGCACCGAAGTTACCGGCACTCGACAGCAAGGCAAAAGCCCCAACGAAACCATCGTTCTGCTTGCCAACGTGCTCCAAAAATCTGTCGAACGAAATCGACAGTTGGCAGCTTTCGCAGATGAGTCCTGGAATGCCGCTGCTACCTGTGAAGCCAGTTACAATGCTGTGGCAAAATGATACTGATACCTTGCTGGTATAATTGCTATAAACCAGTAAAATACAGTACAGTTAGTAATCTTTCATGAGAGGAATTATTTATGGCTACTAATGGTGTATATGTAAAGCCAGCCCCAATCGGCTCGGCTGTTGTCACCACTGACGATGTTATCGCTCAGGGCTACGATTTTCTGCCCCTTAAAATGGGCGGTATGCTGAAGGTTCAGGAAGCAACCGTTGATGGTGATCTCACCATTAAAGGTGATACTGCCTATGAAGCGCCTAAGCCTCTGGGCTTCTCCACCGATCTGACTGCTACCAAATCTGTAGCTACTGGTGCTGCACTCACTCTGACCGTTGCTGCTAAAGACGGTTTCGGTGATTACACCTACCAGTGGTATAAAGATGGTGCTCCGCTGTCCGGTCGTACCAGTGCGTCCTTCAGCAAGTCTGCTGCGGAAGCTGGCGATGCTGGTGTGTACTACTGTGAAGTTACCGATAAAAATGGTGACAAGGCTCAGTCCAAACAGTGTACTGTGACCGTAACTGCTTAAGTAGCTACGCTACTCTAAGCTATGTAAACTAGCCCTCGAAAGAGGGCTTTTTTATATGGGGTTTCTATGAGCAAAATGCTTATTGGTAACGGTGTCGTTACCACCGATGAGGTCATCAAACAAGGTTACGATTTTATAGGCTTGAAGATGGCTGGCATGTTGAAAGTGCAGGATCCTACGGTTGAGCAAGATTTGACCATTAAAGGCGATGAACAGTATTACCCACCAGGGCATGTATATCCACTGGCTTTCACCACGGATCTTCCCACCACTGCACCAGATGTTTATCTGGGTAACAGCGAGCAGTTTGGCCCGCTAACTGTAGCAGTACAGGGTGGTGTTGAACCTTATACGTATCAGTGGAAACGTGGTTCAGCCAACGTTGGATCTAACTCCAATACCTTTGGGCCAAGTACTGTTGATTCTGTGTTCCCGTCGAATGGTGCATTCAACTGGTCATGTGAAGTCACTGATGCTGAGGGTACTAAAATTACCTCTAGTGTTATGCCAGTGACGGCTTATCGTCTGCCGAGCTTCACAACTCAACCACCGGCTACTGTTACCGTTACTGCGGGTCAGCAATTATCTATTGCTTCCACTCCAGCAACGACCAGTAAAGCTCCACGTACTTATCAATGGTATAAGGATGGTTCAGCTATTTCTGGTGCTACTGCTGCGACTTACACTAAAGCCTCAGCAGCAACAGGGGATGCTGGCGTCTATTACCTGATTATGAAAGACGCGAATAACAAGACAGTTCAGAGTTCTAACTCTACTGTTACGGTTAATGCTGCATAAAACTAAGCCCCCATACGGGGGCTTTTTTATTCCATGATGACTTCAATTTTTCTCACATAGTTCTGACGCAAGAAGCGTGCAGCCGTGTCAATGGACATGAATGTCCGGGGTTTGAATTCTGCGGTGTTATACACCACATAACGTTTACGATCACGGAAGATAAATAGAGCAATGTAATACTCATTCATACCGCACTGGATAATACAAGCAGTACGGATTTTACGATCCTTAAACTCAGATACCTGAATAGGATCATGGGAACCAAATTGACTCACAAGTCCTCCTTACGGAAGCGAGAGAACAAACCAGATTTACCATTGACGATATCTACACGTCGTGCAGGTAATACGACTCTGGCTGCTTTGCGGCCTTCACGGTCAGCACGCTGGAGCTTACCCTTCTCGGTATCCGGGGCATACATCTTACGACGTATACGGGAGCACTTAACATGCTTACCCTGGTTTCGGTATTTGCCACACACTTCACAGACAGAGTACATAAGACCTCACTTTAAGACGGCAATGATATCCTTCACTTCACCACGTTGATCGCCACCAGCAGAGATGCTACGGCGGGCAGTGAGTTCATGAATGGTAAAGCCAGCCTTTGTATACATTTCAATAATGATCGGGGCTGCACTGTTGGTGATTACTGTTGGTACTCCCCGGCCTTTAGCCATGATAGCCATATCCACTAATCGCTTCTGGTCATTAAGATCAAACTTCTTACCAGAATAAGTGGTAAAGCCATCTTTGCCCGGCATTGGATGGTAGGGAGGATCACAGAATATAACGTCACCACTACGGCATAAGCCGAAGATGGTAGCAAAGTCAGTGCAGAATAGTTGGGGATTGAAGCCAGATGCGAGATACTCTTCCAGTTCTGCTCGTGGGAAGTAACACTGTTCCTTCTTGCCCCACGGTACATTGAACTGACGCTGCTGGTTGTAACGGCACAGGCCATTAAAGCAGGTACGGTTGAGTATCAGGAAGAATGCAGCCATTGAGTAATGGGTATACTCACGGGTGTTAAAGCGATCCAGAACTGCATAGTAGCGTTCTTCACTATTCACCCATTTACAGAGGCGCTCTGCTTCATCAAGTAAACGCTGCCCCTGATGCTTCAGGATGCTGTACAGATTAATCAGGTCAGGGTTGACATCATTAAGCACAACGTCCTGAAAGCCAGAGTTCATGAATACTGAACCTGCGCCTACGAATGGCTCAATCAGACGTTCACCCTTTGGTAAGTGATGAACAATCTGGTTTATCTGGCTGTGCTTACCACCAGCCCATTTCAGGAAAGGCTTCATACGATCCCCCGGATAATGTGCATGATGAGTTCGAATACGTTCCAGGCTAACCACCAGAACGCAATACAAATGACGATCAGAATCGTCCATACCTTACGAGAGATATTCATAAAATCCTCATAAAAAAGCCCTCCGAAGAGGGCGGTTAAGTTACCTGGTATTGTCTGGCTTTTGTAGCTTTGACTCAATAATAGACTCAGAGAGTTGAAAGAACCTTCCACCGAAGTGAGCACATACGGCTACGAATACAGGCATCGTCATACCTTTGGGTAAGCTATCCTTCAAGTCTGGATAAGCGCCCGAAGCCAGATAGCCTGCCAGTACAGCGGCACAAAACTCCGTAAGTACCCACATAATAGATGGGTTGGTTTTCCGCAACAGCCTACGACCTACTGAGATAAAGCCACTCATCAAAGAGATGAGAAGAATGCCAAACAAATCCCAATAATACTGATTTGGTTGGTTATCCGGTGGCATGATCACTCCAGGGGGTTACTGATTACCTGGGATTGTACATGCAGAATAATCCGATGCCTACTAATTACCCGCCTTGCGTTTCTGGGCAAGAGCAGCTATGAGAGCTTTCTGTATCCGTTTATCGTCGTGAGACTTAAACTCCAGATCGATGAATGAAGCTTTAAAGCTTTTCATTTCAACTTTTAACTCTTCGAGGTAGATCGGGTCACCTTCGTTATCCTGCCGGAATACCAAATCCTGCTCACGTACATCGAGCTTACCTGTCAGGATGTAGTCATACCCTTCAGCTACCAACTCTTTGTTATAGGTTGGTGGTGACAGCATGACCTGATCTTTCTTCAGGTGTTCGAAGTACAAAGGCTTTGTAACGAACTTACTTGCTGGAATGACTACTCTAACGGTCATCGTTTTCTCGCTGGCAGTTTTTCGTTGAGGTTGTGACGGTTGATGTATTCGCGTTTGCCTTCGTACAGTTCGGTCAGTTTGGCCTCTGCATTGGCAATACGAATATCATATGAACGGAGTACATCTTCATGTACTTTATCAACTGGTTTGCTCATTGGATGCTCGCTCTTTCCGTAGTTTAATTATTGTGTCACGTTCGATGTTAAACACGACGCGACTGAGTGCTATACCACCAGCAACCCAATACCAGCCCATTGCTACTAATACAACTATTTGCAAGAAGTTGATTAGGTTAACAAAGTAATAGCGGTAATTTGGGGTAACTTTATACTCAGGATCATTAGCTTTTTCCTGGTACTTATGGCCTTGTGTGAATAATGCTAAAGCACTTACTACTAAGCAGAGGATACCCCAAAAATTCAGAATATTTTCTGCTGCATGAGCCATAGGCCACTTAAACCAGCAGGTAATGATTAGTAGGCAAACAAATGCTTGCAGTGGTAAACCGATAAGTAAAAACTTTTTCATAGTTCCTCGTTATGCCCCCGAAGGGGCATCGGTTATGCGGCCTTAGCTTTTTCCTTTCTGGCTTGAAGCTCTTTCGCCACAGCCTGACGGATCTCATCCTCGCTGAGGTTGTTATCCAGAGTGATTGGAGTAGCCCAGTTAGGCCAATACAAATCAAGGTTGGCTGGTAACGGTACACGGGGATCTGCGATCTCCGGTAAACCTTTCCAGGCCATACACTCAATAAGATTGTCATTGGCAAACTTAACGGCAGCAGGGTTGTTACGGATAAGCACGTAAATAGCGTCATGAATCAACGCTACAGGGATTATGTCGTTACGATAAGGCGATGCCCATACACGTTCCATAAACTCGTTTACAGCCCGGTTGGTGAGCAATCCATAAGACTGACCACTGACAGCATTGCCGAGGCTACGGCCTTCGGCCTCTGCCTCTCGCATGGTACGACTTGAACCCAGTACCGATTTAGCCAACAGAGGTGTACGGATACGTAAGCCAAAGGCTCCTGTACCATAACCATCTTTTGTGGCCTGTTCGATTTTACCTTTAACCCACTTACCTGATACTTCGTACAGCTTGTGGAAGTTAGCTTCGATACGCTTTGCTTCATCCGGTTCGAAACCACAGTTCTTCACCAGAGTAAGCCAGGTTCCCAGATATTGCAGAGCAAACGATACTGGTTTGGACTGACCACGTTCAGCCTTGAACTCTTCCTGGATTCGGTTAATTCCCTCAACTGTGTTTGGCAGGTGTGCGAACTTCTCCGGCCAGTATGCGTAGGTACGCATTGAGTGAGGATCATAACCATCCGTAAAGACTTTAATCTTATTCGGATCCTGGGTGAGCAAGGCATTAATACGGTCTTCCAGTGCGTTAAAGTCAGCCCCGGCGAATATCCATCCGTCAGGTGCAGAGAAGCACTGTTTGACCAGTTTACCGAAGCGAGAACCAGATGGCAGGTTTTGCAGGTTTGGATCTGATGAGCTTAATCGCCCGGATAACGTTCCACCGAGGTTGAAACTACCGTGGAGATACGCACGACCATTACCCTTATCAAATGCGGCTTCGAACGCCGGGATAAACGAACTGAGGATTTTGGCTACTTTGTTATAGTCCACCAGTGCTTTCATCAGAGCTTTCGCTTCTTCTGTTTTCGCATGGTTAGCCAGTTTCTCAATAACGTCAGCACCTGTAGCAGGTTGCTTTGTCTTTGTTCGTTCAATGACCGGAAGCTTCATCACCTCATACAGCAGTATTGCTACTTGCTGGTTTGAGCCTGGGTTAAGCTGCATATGAGCAAAATGCTCAATAGGATGCTGCTTGGTCTTCAGTTTGGCATTAGCCGCTATCATCGCATTTTGTTGGATGATACGTTCGGCTGCCTTCACAGCTTTCGTTCCACGCATAAGCTGGATAGCTGCGTCCAGACCTGCTTCCAGTTGCTTCCTGACAGCTTTAACCTTCTCAGGTATAAGCGGCATACCAGACAACTCAATCTGGATGATCGTCTTCAGACTTGGCAGGAACTGTTCCTGATAAATCTTCTTCTGACCGTCACGCACCATGACCGGATAATACTTCTGTTTTACATACATGGTGGACATAGTATCCACTACGTTGTATTGCAGAAGTTCCATCAATGGGATAGCCATGATGTTGTTGATATCGTCTTTCGCCCAGTTACCGGCAAACTCGTGAGCAAGTGATTTCAGCCCTAACTCGTTACCTGCGGTGCTGTTTAAAGCCAGATAAGCAATCAGCTTTGTATCGTCGATATTCCGGGTAAGCACCTCTAACCCTTCCAGCAGACCAGCGTTATCCAACGGGTCAGCCATAAACAGGTTGTAGATGAGCACCTTGATATCGTAAGCACCGTGGTGATACACCACTTTGCCTTTATACGCTTCGAAGAACTTACGGAGCTTATGACGGAAGTACGGGTTGAAGATCCTGACGTTTTCACCATCCTGCTGGATCATGTCACAGCGCATCCCAATACCACCCGTTGTATCCGGGGAGAATGAGATAGTGCCTAAGCCAGCTTTAAACGGGTGAAGACTGAAAGTTTCAGTATCTATCGCCACTTCAGGCCAGGTCATGATACGTGCGAATGCAGCGTCAATTTCCCGGTCTGTGACAGGATAATCTGCCCACTTGATGATACCCTCACCCAAAGCTTTATAAGAGCCTGCAAGCGTGCTGGTGAGCGTCTGAATAGACAGGTTTAACTTGTCTTCCTGGTTTGGGTTATAAGTCAGTGCCTGGTAGTTGATACCCAGGATCACTTGTAAATCTTCATAACCCGGTAAAGCACAAGGCAACACATAGCCCAGTTGGGCATCTGCTTTGGTGTTTTTGGTGAGTACCTTAAAGTAGTTCGAGTCAGCACAGTAAACGTACTTCGTCTTGAGCTTCTTAAGGGCAGGTAACAGGGATTTCAGTAGATAGTCTTTGCAGTGACCTACTGGAGCTTTGTTGTTGAGTTGATAATCCAGAGTGAATACAACAATATTTTCCTTGTTGTATCCAGTCATGTGCATGGGATCCACATAGAAGCGTTCTATCGAAGATGGCAGTAATGCCGCCTCTTTAATAAGGATCGCTGTCTCATAGGTTTCCCGCGTAGCATAGATGATATGCCTCATGTAAATCCGACCTCTCTCGTGGATAAACATTGAAAAGGCCACCCGAAGGTGGCCTGGGGTACAGCAGTTTACAGCTTACTTTGTTGCGTCTTCAATCTGTTTAACCAGATCTTCGCTAACGCCTAACGCAGCCCAGGATTTCTTAGCCGACTTCTTAATAAGCAGGGCTAACTGAGCAGTGCTGATTGAATCAACACCATTTTTAAGGCATTCAGCCATTTTAGCCTTTGGCCCAGTACCTTTCACCGGAGAGGTGAACGACTGTGCTTTAGGCTGTTTTTTCGCTACTGGTTTAACGTCTTCAAAGCCAGAGACTTTGTTTACCTTAACGGTAGTCTCAGCAGCTTTGGCCGTTTCTTCTTCGATCAGCTTAACAGCAGCATCGTCGATACCCAGTGCAGACCAGCCCTTTTTGGATGCCTTTTTAAAGGTCACCAGGGCTTCCAGACGACCAGCAGAAGGCTGAGTACGATACTCTGCCCACAAGCGCTGTGCAGTCTGTGCTTTGGTTTCACGTTTCACTTCAGTAACCTCTTCAGGTTTGGCTGGCTCTGCTTCAGCTTTCGCTTCAGGTTCAGCCGGGCTAACCGGTTTCAGTTTGTCAGCTTCAATAGCATCAGCTACTGGTACAGTGGGTTCCAGTGAAGCTTTGGTATCCAGCGTTTCGTGTACAGCACTTTGCTGAGACACTTCTGGTTGCACAAGATCTTCTGGTTTAACGTCAGTATAAGTGACGTTGCTGCCATTATGCCCACCCACTTCAACAAGCTGAGAGATTGGCACATGGCGTCCAGCGATAATGTCGTTCAGTAACGCTTTGCCTACTTCAGTGCTGGACAGAGAACCACCGTCATTAACGATGTTACGTTCTTCCGTACCCAGTTCAGCCAGAATGTGATAACCACAAACACGCATTTTATTGGTGTTGTACTGTGGTACAGCAAACACATCTTCCGGGCGAACTTTAGCCACTACAGTGGCATCACCACTGAATTGGCGCAGGTACGATAGGGAAGCTACGTGCAGACCGTTGGAGCAGTCCTGACGACGGCTAGGGTCAACCAGACCTGGCTTCATGAATACATAAGAGCCGACTTTCTGTTTGATTTTACCGGAGTGAACATCGGTAAACAGACCTTTACCCTGGCGATTCAGACGTTTGTAAATGATGATACAACCATCATCTGCAATTGGCAGATCGCCATGTTCGATGAACTTCATCAGGTCTTCAACCGAGTGACCACGCTGGTCGATAATAGCCGACAGACGTTCCACAAAGTTCGTGAAACCAGTGTAGTTCTGAAGCTTCGACGCAGCCTTAAGCTGGTGGCCGAGTTTGTGAGCATCCGGGATGATTGCACCTGTTTCAGTGTGAACTGCAACAATGGTTTCGTCTTCCTTCATCGGAGCGTGAAACTCAGGATCGCTGGTGTCTTTGGCATTGCCCATTAGTTGCTGCATACGTTCTTGCGCAGCTTCAACTTTCTGGTCATTGCTAAGAGCAAACAGCTTCTCGCCCGGCACACTTGGTTTCATTTTTACGTGTACTCCCGCACGATCCAGAAGCATACCAGCTACGCTGGCAGACTCTTCATCGGCATTGGTGAGTACCAAAATCGGTTGAGGTGACTCAACCAGATCTTTGGCTTCACGTAAGCCCAGGCCAGTGATTTCACGCACTGCTTTAATGACTGCAACTTTGTTGTAGTCTTTTGGCAGCTTTTCGATGAACACTGATTGAGGCGGTTTAGCCGGTGTGTCCAGGGGAATCTCTGGTTCATCACTGGCTTCCCAGCCATCATTCCCCATTTCTTCAATGGCAGCATTAACATCAACTGCTGGTGCTACATCAACTGGAGCTTTCCACGGTAATTTACCGATTTCCAGCGGGCTGATGTGAGCAGCACTTTCATCAACCTTATCGGGTGATTCAGTGTTGATCAGGTCGGTGAGGAATTTCTTCGCTACGCGGAAGAATTTGATAACACCGCCAGTACCTTTTTCTGCGTCTTCGAATTCTGCACGACGAGCAAAGATAGGGGTGATATCAACCTCAACGGGAAGAGGTGGATTTAACGAGAGAGGCCCACGGGCCTTCTCTACGATTACAGGGAGTCGAGCATCCCCTTGTGGGATAGTGACGGTAGAACCGTCCTCTTTATAGAGAACAGCTACCTTGCTATCTACTGACAAAGCAATGATAGTAATCAGTTGTTGTTTCATGGTTTAGTTCCGTTTTTTGAGCGCGCTTAAAACGAGGGATTTCAGAGCAGGAATACGCTCTGGGTATTGGTCGACCCAGTCAAGCAGACTGTTGTTACGCATATTCAACTGACGCAACATCGGGTCGTCTTTCAGGATTGCCAATTTCTTGACGAATGCCGGAGCTTCGAAACGTAAGCCCAGAATAGCCTGAACAGCGTCTTGTTCTACGGGATCGTCGATAGTTGCCATCAGAGATCCTGGATAGGATCTTGCACGTTCCCGTGCTCGTTCCAGTTCAGGGATGAACTTAAGTTTATCCAAACCAGGTAAGGTAATACCCAGTGTACGGAATAGCTTAAGGTCATTGGAAGTAACGTCAAACTCTTCACTGATGGATGGCTGGCGTTGTTTGGTAACGTACCGGGCATACGCTTTGGTCTTCAGCTTAGCGATAAGCTTAGGAGCAAAGTAAGTATCCACAGAGACAGCACCACGGTTTTCAGCCATACGGCGTTCAATACCGTTACGCACTACCACACCGAATTGCATTTCTTCATCGGTGAGATCCAGTGCGTGAACAAAACGCCCCAGAGTACCTTCACGGAATTCATCCAGTTCTACATAGAACAGTGGTGAATCCGTTACGTAAGCTAGGTTCTCGGCTACAGCAATTTCACCGATTTCCATCTTACGTTTACGGCGTGGAGTGTAGAAGTTCACCAGAGTAGCCAACATGTTTTTAATCTGTGGTTTATCTTCCTTCGCCTTCTTGGGTTTAGTGCGGGCAGCAAGCAAAGCTTCCTGTGCGACTGAATCCCATGAATGGTTCTGGCTTAGATCCACTACAGTATATCCGGCATCTTCGAATGCCTTCACATAGTTGGAGATCTCTTTACGTTTCCTCGGATCTACACGATATACCCAGGCCAGGTCGGTATGACCAATGTTAGGGCAATCGCTGATGCTTTTAGCTACCCCGGCCAGACGTGTGGTGATAAATACATAAACCTTTTTATCAACCATCTGCTGAAGACGTTTAAAGTCTTCAGCACTACCAGTGGAATGGTAGAAATCGTCTTTGGTTACCTTACGGTCATTCCAGTAATTCTGGAAACTGAGGCGAAGGTTACTAGGGTGCATATCTGGGTTATCAGTGAACACTTTACCCAGCGGACGCATCACAAAGTGATTGAAGAATTGCAGGAGGGTTTCCCGGCGACCAGCTTTACGTTTGTAGTTCTGAGTGAACATAGAGCGTAGCTTATGATAGCGTTTACTTGCTGTCTGGTTTTCAAACTGATACTTAAGTTTGAATCCCCGGTTTTCTGCGTGATACAGGAAACGCTGATACTTAGCAAGGAAACCATTACCGAGTTTGGAACGGAGATATTTACGCACAGCATGAGGCTGGATAGCACACTCACCATTGTGACGTGAAGTTAAAGTGGATTCACCGAAGTTATCGTAGTTACCCGTTTCCAGTCTTCGGATCGCATCTTTAATGCTACCCGGAACCTGTTCAATCAGGTCTTCTTCGATACGTTTAACCAATGCCGTCAGAAGGTCTACAAGACCATCCTCTGTCATCTTATGCGATGATAAGGCTTCACGGCTTGGGGTTAATGCCAGGCTACCTGGTGCGGCCTGAACGACCATACGACGGAAGCCTACCATACTCATGAATTCTTCGAGTACATCAGCCACTTTGTCAGTTTTAGGGTTACGCAGCATCGGATAGATGACAGCACCATAACGAACAAAGATCGTATGGTCACCCATGTAACCACGCCACCAGCTTACAGAGTCCACGTTATATGAACCCGGCTCATCAGACATTTCTAACACAGGCATTGGATACGGGCCTTCACCGATGATCTCGTTCTCGAAGGTCGCATTCATTGCACCGTGACAGACAATGGCTTTAACGTAGTCAACTGCTTCAGCCATTTTGTCTTCAGGGATTGGGATCAGCAGGGTTAAGCCAGAACGTTCAGTTGGCATAGTAGCCACAGGCAGAATACCGGGCAGACCATCATTTTCTACACATGACTTAGGCATGTTGTAGATGGTCTTGATACCATCACACTCAGATATAACACGGAAGCTGTCAGCCAAAGCCCATGGAGCTTTACTACCCAGACCAAAGCCACCAGTAACGGCGTCATTGTCTTTCTTCGTAGACTGACCGTATACACCGTATACGTCTTTCATTTTGTGCGCCGGGATACCCAGACCACTATCCTGAATCATCAGGTTACCGTCTTTGGTGATTTTAATCACCAGGGGCTGATCAGTAGTACTAGCTTCGATGTTGGCATCCCACGCGTTACACAGAGGTTCACGGATAGCTGCTAACATCTGGTTTGAATACAGGTTGGTGGTCAGCATCATAATGAGTGACATATCACCAGTAATGGATACAGCTTGTGGTGCAGCTACAGCACCCAGGGTTGCAGACGAGCCATGATCGAGAGTTGCGACTTGCATTTGAATTCCTCAAGTAAGATTTACAAAGACTTTTAAAAGAAAAAGCCAGAATAAATCTGGCTTATTTTATTAGGTGCGGTGCTTGGCACACGCATCGAAGATGGCACGGCGAATGGCTCGCTCGTCTGATGGTTCCGTATCCGGGGTATTCCCGTTTAACGGATTCTGCATCATGCTCCGCAAACGATCTAACTCATTAGGCGAAAGCTCAAGAGTCAGGACGAAGTGGGTCATGTGCTGGCAGTCGGCTTTTGGCATTATTCACCTGCCTTATAAAGTTCAATGACTTTATCTACAGCTTCCTGTGGGGATTGGCCGGTAGCTGCATGAATAACATATTCATGTTCACCGTACATATCTGCTTGCCAGCCGCCTTCATACTGAGGTATGAGAGCGATACGATATCGACAGAGTTTATCAACGAAAGCGTCACCCATCATTCACCTGCCTTCGGCAGTTTACCTGCCATAGCCTGTAGCATGAATACGGCCATATCAGATGCCATGTCGTCACTCACCTCTTCAACATCAGAGTATGAGAGCACACCGGTTTCTGCCCACTCGTCGAGCATACGCTGCACTTCGGCTAAACCAGCCTGAACCATTTCAGGGGTTGGTTGAGTCCACAGACGAGCTTTCTCTTCAAACTCAGTAAGGCGAGTCAGCATAGCCAGCATAGCTACCTGAGCCATACCTTCCAGCTTTAGTGACTGTTTCACCTCAGTACCATCAGGTTGCTTAATCAGCACCGTCCAGGTTTTGTCTTTGTTGTAACTTACGTTAACTACAGTTTGTTCGGTCATTGGATAATTCCCAACAGGTTACGAGTTATACGCTGTGCAATCTTGTCCAGATTGACTGCGTGTTTCTCTTGAAATTCACTTACCACTTTTTCCGATAACGGTTCAAAGGGCGGTTCGATATCCCGACTGATCTGCATGTTATGCAGTGCTTCATGCAGCTTTACCGGGAGTAACTGATACAACTGGCTTGCAGTCTCACAGCGAGAACAGGCAGCTACTATGGCTGCATTTGCATACGCTTGTTCCTCAGTAAGGATCTTACGTCTGCGTGCCATAGTAGCGTGCATGGCTGGATAGAGTTCTTTAACCAGTGTTTGTGGGAAACGAATTTCAGCATTTTCATACTTGAAAGTCTCGTTCCCAAAACGGAATGTCAGCACTGTGGACTGTCTGGCTTCACGATTCTGTACAGCGATATTAAATATCTCCTCATTGAAATGAGTAACAGATTTAGTGTAAAGCCAGTTGAGACAGTAAGTGACGATTCGCTGAACATCCCTTGCGGAGTAGTCCTTGATCATCAGTAGAAGTCTCCAGTGAGGAATAGCTGCTTACGAGCACGGCTACAGGCGACGTATAACATACGTATACGCTGTTCTGGGTCTGGGCAGTACCCAAGGTCAGCCAGGTCAATGAAAACGCGTCTGAAGGTGGATCCCTGTGCTTTATAGACCGTCTGGCTATAGATAGGTCGAAGGTCAATCCAGGTATTCTTTACCTTTTTGAAGTGTTCTCTGGCTACATGCGCATCGTGCTCATTATCAGCGCGTTCCATTAAACGGAAGTATCGATGTTGCTTACGCACTATGGCATTGTGATCATCGGGCAAGAAAAATTTACGTTTATCCTGCCCGTCCAGATATACCCAATGTCCTGGCACATCCAGTTCTACAGTTGGTTCCATTGCGTCAATGAAGACCATCCGATCAGTACCAATACTGCCACTGGCTTTAGTGCCAGATACGAAATGGTTATTGACTGCGTAGTCACCTGCCCGGAAGTTACGAGATCCCTGGATGTGTTCATACAGTCCTTTGTTGTACTGTTGAACACGCTTATTACGGTAAGCCAGGAATTTGCTGGTGCTGTAAGACCAGTCGTTTGAACTCATGTCAGTTAACATCAGGCGGTCAAACTGAGGACGTGGAAGCCAGATGATATGCTTACCATCGATAGGACACTTCGGGATACGATAGTCACCAGCCAGAATCAGTTCACGTAGCTTAACAGCCAGTTCATGAATTGGGGTTGATTCGTCGAAGCGTTCTACTTTGGTGAGCACAGCCCGGCGATACGTACCGTTATCAAATACAGGCATCCGTTTGGAGCCAGCACTTTTAAGCTGGGCAGGATCACCCATAAAGATAACTTTGGTTTCGCCCGGAGTAACTTTGGCTTCAATGTAAGCCATCAGTTCTTCATCGATATAGCTGGCCTCATCAATGAATAACAGCACTTTACCGAGTCGTAGTTTTGGATCTGAGTCGGTCAGTTCATCCCTCAGAGTATCAGGATTCTCTGCCATGATCAGTCGCAGATAGCTGTGGATGGTTGGTACATCCTGGACAACTTCGCCCGGCCCGCCTAAAGCGAAGCGTAGAGCTTCACAGGCTTTGTTTGTGGTGGCAGTGAATGCCACCTTAAGTTCGGTTTTATCTTTGAAGCCCAGTAGTGCTCTGGTTTTGTGATACTCATGGAGGGTCTTTACGATATGCTTTGCAACCGTAGTTTTACCCGTACCACCAGCACCATCAATAACCATAAAGGTTTCTGCTGAGCTACTGAGGAAGCCGTGTACTTGCTTAATGCAAGCTAACTGCCCCTCGTTTAATACAATTTCATCAGACATGATTCCTCCGCAGAGGATCACTCCTCCGGCATTTCGAAATGCACTACCTGCCCCCAAGGTGGCTGGAATGCTTTGTTATGGTAAATGCACCAGATTACAGGCTTACCTGGATCTGGGATGTGGTGAGTATTCACATAACCATCCGTCAGCACAATGAGTGCTTGAGAGTTGGATTTAGCAAATGCCTCAATGGCTTCATCTACACGAGTTCCACCACCACCCTTCATTTCCAGTTTTAACAGATCACGCATATTACGAACCTTGTCACGACTACGCATGACATGATCGAATTGCATGACGTTTACATACTCTGGTTTAAAGCGTTTGAGTACATGGTAGGTTTCACTAACAAAATAGTTAAAGATCTTGTCGGTGATTGAACCAGAGGTATCCCAGGCGAAGTCAATCGGCCCCAGGGCAGGTGATAGCATAGAAGGTAGATAAATATCCTGGCTTATGTATCGACGATTTGGACGCGCCCAGGTGAAATCATTTTTTTGCATAGCATTAAAGAACCTTTGTAATATACGTTGCCACGGGATGACAGGCTTAGTCAGACGATCAATGATACGTTGCAGATCCGGGCCAATTTCACCTGGCATTTCACCAGACATTTCAGCGAGAGTTTTGCCACGCATAACGAGATCTTCGGCTTGTTGCTTGATCTCTTCACGCTTTTTCTGGTCGTTAGCTGATGGCTCTTTAAGGTCACGCAGTTGCTTACCACCTAACTGGTTACCACCAGATCCACCACCGCCGTTCTGTTTATCCTTCTCTTCGAGTAGACGATAAACCTGTAGGGTAGACATGTTCCGATACTGGATATCATGTAAGCCCCCGGCAGGCATTTTCAAGCCAGCACGGATAAGAATGTCGTTAATTACATAATCACAGGCATCGTTCCAGCGTTCTGGATCCATACCAGCAGAGCGTGAGGTACAGTGCTCTAAAGCAATGTGAAGCCCTTCATGGGCTACCAAAAACTCACGTTCGTCTTTGGTAAGCTTCTCGAAGAACTCTGGGTTGTAATAGCAGTTCAACCCATCGGTATAAGCAGTTTCTGCTTTGATATCGATGGAGTGTTTAACGCCCAGAATGATTGAGCTGTAGAATACAAACTCATCCTTTGCCAGGAGTCCAATTCGGGCTTTCGACAGTAGTTTTTGGAAGTCCATCAGAGTTACCTTTTAATAACTGAATGGTTTTAATTTTATGGATATAGGCTACCTGATCCTTCCAGCTAATACCGGAGGCTGTTGCCATGTACTCAGGTAACATGGATTCTGGTAATCCTATCTCTACGTAAGATGTTAAGAGGTTTTTTAACGCAGACTGCCAATCCCAGTAAAACCAGGTAACAGTGATTAGATCACGTTTCATTTTCTGGTTTTTATACAGGGCTGTTCCGTGAGGAATTAACCCTTTGCATAGCTCTGTAGACACGTTAGGACGGGAAGGTTTTATACTGCGAGTCAGGAAACAGAGGTCATCGCCTACACGAACATCACTACGAAATTCGTTAGGTTCTGTCAGTTTGTCGGCAATCACCTTTGCATCCTCATAGAATGCTAAAGGAACCAGTATGTGAACTGTTTCTGCCTTTTCAAACTGGGATAGCCACGATTGCTCGTACATATCCTTATACTTCTGTTCGGTGGGTATAAGCCCTTGAGGGTTAAGCCACGGCTGTTTAGTAAACATACTGGTTTCCTTATTTACGCTACATCTTCGCCAAACATGTCCAGCATGTGGGCTACCAGTTCTGCTGGTGGCAGATTACCGCCTTCAGGCAGTTCGAAGCCGAGCTTCTTACCACGCCCTACGGCAATGTATTTTTGTGGCTGATCAACATTTACCCACAGGGTAATGTCACCAGAGGTGGCAGTTACTTTCCAACGTGGTTTGGACGTTTCCACTTTATCAACCACGGACTCAGCAGCCTGAGTCAGACCAGCGCCGAACAGGGCGAATAACAGTGCATCGATAGCATCGTCTGATATTTCTGGGTCACGTTGATACTGGAAAGCAGTCTCTTCGCTTTCTGGCTTAGCCGGGTCAACTTTCATTTCCCCTACAGAGCCAGCCTCTGGGTTAACCAGTACGCTTACAGCGTCCAGGATATTACGTACATCTCCAGCGGAGATCAGACCATCATTGGTCTTCATCTGGACAATCATCATGTGACGTACCAGATCTTTCAGTTCAGGTGATAATTTGCTGTATTGCATGAATACTCCAGTTAAAAGTGGGGCCGAAGCCCCAGGGTTTAGTTCCAGATTTCGGAAGAATATTTGTTGATCCACTCTTCCATGCACTCTTCGTCCATGAGGTCAGGATGACGACCGAGAATTTGGCGCAGGGTAATGATCTGGTATTCCATATCCATTCGTTCAGCGTACTGAATGAAGGCAGGCAGATTCTTTTTGGTTGCGTGCTGAGACAATGAACCAGCCATTGCAAAGCACAGGGATGGGTTGTTGGTTGGACACTTCGCCGTCATTGGGTTGGCGACGATATCGGAGATCTTAGCGATTTCGTCATACAGCTTAACAAAGCTGATAAACTCATTCGCAGCAGCCTGTCCGATAGTACCGGCAACCAGCGCCAGATCGTCACGAGTGACCGTTTCACCGTTGATTAACTTTGACAGGAACATCAAAGTACGAGGTGAGGAGTAAGTCAGGTCATCGTGGTTCGGGTCGAACTTATACAGATACTCTGGTTTAAATTCGAGGAACGCAGCGATGCGGTAGTCCAGACCGTGCTTCAGGGCATAAGCCAGGAACGATTTCAGTTCTGGTTTAACCTTGAAGTTGATCATACGTGACTGCAACGGAGTCGGCAGTGGGTTAACAATTGCACCATCGTCTTCAGTGTTACCTGCGGCAACCATGAAGGCCATTGGGTGCAGCTTGTGCTGACCTACTTCACGATCCAGGATCAGTTTAAAAGCAGCCGCCTGAACAGCAGGGACTGCTGACGGCAGTTCATCCATGAAGATGAGCCAGCCTTTATAACCTTCTGGGATCGGTGTGTCTTCGGTAGGGAAGACACCGAAAGGCAGATACTCTGCCAATTGACGCCCGTTCTTTTCTGTACGGAATGGCAGACCATTAAGGTCAGCCGGGTCATACATAGACAGACGGATATCGATAACGAACAGTTTTGCTTCAGCCGCAATCTGTTTGACGATATCGGATTTACCAATAGCCGGGCTACCGTGGATCATTGGAACCAGGCGCTTGGTGATAACACGTTTAACGAATGGGATTACATCAGCGATAAGGGTTTCGACAGCCATTTTATTTACACCTGTAAAAAGTATTGATGGACGAGTTGACTTACGATACGAACGCCAATGGCATTCTTCTTGTAGGCCATCTTAATTTGAGCCTGAATTTCATTGATGATCTTCTTCTTCTGGTTTTGCTTACTGAAAGCTTTCAGATATTCCATCAGAAGAATGTTCTGTGGGACGAGATCCAGGAGTGATTGAAGCGATGGACGGGTAGTGCTGAAGTGCAATGCTACACGCCCCAGGAATTCTGTGCGTACACCCATTTCACGCATACGTTCATGGGTGAGGTTGGCTTCACCATTAAAAGCCCCGGCGAACACGAAAAGCGTCTGACCGACGTTAACTTTTTCATACTTACCGTAGTCGCCAAATACGCTGGCTGTATCGCTCTCCAGCATGGTCAGAAATTCATTCTGAACACCAGCAAGGGCTTCATGGGTATCACCGCCTACGCCGTTGGTAAACAGCTTGTCGAACTCATCCACGAAGATAACGATGCCACCAGTAGCATTCATGTTACGCAGGGGAGTTAAGGCTTTCGATAATGAGTTACCGGATACACCTTCTTTGGTTAAGCCAGCAGCATTGACTTCGAGTACCTCGATATCACGCTCTTTGGCTAACGTTTTAATGAGGTGTGACTTACCCGATCCTGATTCACCAGAAAGAATGAAGTGAGGTCGGATTACACCACGGGAACGAGTATACGCATCGAAGACACGGCCTAATACGCCAGCAACTTCTTCTTGTTCTGGGAGGATCATAAATACCTCTTAACGGCAATTGAAAGTCAGATAGTCTTGACCACCTGTGTAATTACGGAATACCCCATAGAAACCAGCGAAACGCTGAGTACCTTTGGAGTACAGCAGACCTTTAGAGTCGGTTGCTGTCATGGAATTGGACGCCGGGATATTCAGCACCGGACTGACTACCACCGTCTTACCTTCTCGGTTACGCACGGAGAAGCTGTTACCGTTGTCAGTGAGGAAAACCAGCCCTAAATGCTGCTCAGCCTCTTTGCCAAACTTGGCATCAGCAAAGCACCACACTTCACCCGACTTAGCCGGGGCGGAGGCAACAGCCGTAACCTGCGGAGCAGGTGCAGGCGTGTTGACGACGCACCCAGACAGAGAAAGAACAGCGACAGCAACAACAATAAGTTTTTTCATGGCCTATTCCTGAGTTGTGGAAAAATAAGATTCACAAGCCAGACTATTTCTAATCTGGCTTAGGGACTTACTTAACCGGTACAAACGGTGTAGAGGCACCCGGAATCATCGTGGTAGGCAGTACGCCATTCCACTTGTTGATCGCTTCCAGTTCCATTACACCAGGGTTTTCACGGAGTGCATCCCCACGCAGTTTGATAGCATCAGCTTCCGCTTTTGCTTTCAGTACCACGGCGTCAGCTTCACCTTTGGCTTGCTCACGAGCCATGTTTGCTTCAGCAATACGCTGTTGCACTTCCTGCTCACGTTGCAGAGTTTTCTGGGTAGCTTCCACTTTAGCGTTGATTGCACGCTTAACGTTGTCCGGGTATTCCGGCGCACCTACCCAGGAGATAGCCATAATGTCGATACCGACTGGTTCCATCTCTTTTTTGACTGCATCAGCTACGCTATCCAGCAGACGAGACTTACCACCGTCAATAAACTTGTCGGTGTTAATCAGGTTGCCCTGACGGTTCAGGATATCGGCAATACGCTGACGCAGATCCTGGTCAGTGATTTCATCGACACCTTTACGGTAGGTCTGGAAGATAGTCGCTACTTTGGTCGGATTGACCTTATAGCTGATAGCCAGTTGATGACCGATTTGAGTACCGTCCGACAGTTGGAAGTAAAACTTCTCGTCGTAGGTCTTCATTTGTTTGAACGTCGGGAACGTATACAGATCTTCGTTCCAGCCGATCCAGTAACGGCCAACGCCTTTGACCTGTTGGTCAACGCCTTTATCGTCGCCCAGACGGTTGACGATGATACCTACGTTACCTGGTTCGACACGATCATAGCAGCCGGTCAACGAGGTCATTGCAACGACTGCCAGGATGCAGCCCATGATGAGTTTACGCATTTTTAAATTTCTTCTTAAATTGACGATAGACAAAAGTGACCACCAGAGCAGGCCACACCAGAGCACCAGCAATGCCGATGAACACGAGGATAGTATCGTTAGCCGATACCATTGACGGCAGCAAGCCACCGTATAACACACCCGATACGAGCAATATGATTACTGCGTACAGGTAGAGTTTGAAATACTTATTCATTACTTCTCCTTTAGGGCTTTGTCACGACGACGGCAATTCTCTTTCTGGCTTACCAGTTCGAGATGCTCAGGATTACAACACAAGCGATTACGACACTTATGGTCTACCTGCTTATTGCCGGGGATATAACCGAAATAGTGGGTAGCCATAACGATGTGGGTAGCGCACGTCTGACTGTTGATGCTAATACGCCCATAGCCTCCGCCTCGTCCTTCGCCCGAAGTGGGGCCAGTCCATACGTGACAAGGGGATACAACACCATTAACTCGATAACCGCAGTCACGGATATCTACACGTTGCATAATGCGATTGCAGATCTCCTGACGACGATCAGGATGGGGATGATTCTTACTGGGTGGCATTACTTAACCCCTAATAACTTAGCCATTTTGGCTTTATTGAGGGCAGTAATAAGCCCGTCCAGTTCTTCCTCAAATAGAATCAACTCAATGTTCTGTTCAGAGTACATAGAGGTTCTTCCAGAATAATTCTGAGAGGTGATTCGAATACGGTAAGCTAAGCCAGGTTTGAGCTTTACAGGCTCAATCGTGACTGTCTTAGTCGCATTGTGATGAGGATGTTCAATTACATGTTCCATAGTTTTCTCCGCTTACTCACGAAGTGGTGAGATCAGCAAGCCACATGGTGGCCGGAGGCCACTACCAATCAGCAGGAATCTTCAATACCTGGTTTGGATAGATGAGATCTGGTGGATCCACATCATTCATTTCAGCCAGGATCTTCCAGTTCTCTCCGATACCTGTGTAGGTTTCTGCAATCGAGTAAAGGCTATCACCTGGTTTAACGATATAAATGTTAACCAGACGGCCTTCTTTTTTGAGTTCGCTCAGTAGTGTGTTGTGGTACATCATCACCAGTGAGTGAATAGTATTGGGATCATACGGATACGTATGCTGCTTGATTTCGGACATAGCCTCATTGAGGTTATTCGCTGTCCTGAACATCGGAACCGGGATCGGTTGGATCTTTGAATTCATCTGAATATACCGCAGCAGAAAGACGACGTAGCAAAGCAATACGCTGAGCCTGTGTCATGTCTTGAATTTGTGAGTCGATATCCAGAGCACGTTCTAATTGCTCTGGAGCGTAGATTTCATTGTCGTGCAGAATGTCCAGCATGGTATGCCCGGACTTCTTCACATACTGGCTTATAAAGCCCCAGAAGGCTGGCGTAGGCAAGCCGTTAGGCGTGAAGAAGCCAGCCATTACACGGCCTTCTAAACCAGCGTAATCCGCATCAGAGGCTGCTTTATGCACCTTGTCTAACGCAAGGTTATGGGACTTAAACAGATCCTCATGAAGACGTAATCCCATTTCCAGGGGAGTTTCCTGCTTACGGCCAGTAGCCGTTAGTTCACGGTACAGATCCAGTTGAGATCTACCGGCAGAGAAGTTAATCGGAACTTGACGTTCTTCTTCCATCTGCACCTTGATAGCACGTACCGTGCCTACACGAAGGCCATACATATTGGCTACCTGATATTCACTGTATTGCATTAATGCACGGCGAACTTTCAGTTCCATATCTTTAGTAAGTTGCATGTTAAGTTCCTTGTGGAATAAACCAACAAATAGCTGCAATAGCTGCCCAAAAGACACCCCACAGTACACAGAGCACTGCATTGCGACGGATGTGTCTCCCATACCTGGCTTGAGCCTGGGAAGTGAATTGCCAGTAATAACGGCGATAATCTTCCCAGTAATCCGCTGCATTTAGGAAGCAGAGAAAAGCCATTACAGCTAACACGTAAGTAAACAGTTTGTAGTCCATAACTACCTCACGACCAGATGTGCCAATACACCTACGATTAAACAGACTATGCACTTAAGGAGATATACCTTTCGTGCTTGGTTAATCTGGTTTACTTGTAAGGCTAGACTTAAAGCTACAAGTGCGTCAGGTGTATTTTCAAGACGGTGCATCAGTCGTTTTTTAGCGCCAGATCCGAGTGTCCAGCCGAGTCCGAACCAGACAGCACCGACCATAGCAATGAAGGTTATTGCGTTCATTTTTAGCCTATAGATAAGTGGATTTAGGGTTTAGGTAGGGTAAAGTCAAAAGTGTCGATTTTTGACTGTCTAGCATATAGGTATAAAACTTCTATAGAAGTTCTAGAACTATGTACATGACTGTCTTAGAAGTCTCTGAAGTATAAAAAATAGGCTATCCCAATAAATAGGATAGCCCTTCAGAAATGAGAAAATTAAGTTATACAGACGCGAAAGCGTCAACTCACTCAACGCACGGAGTGCGTCATTTAAGTTTAAGCGTAATACGTTGGGTTCTGTCAAAGTCAAAGTAAGATGCTTTGGCTTCAATCACTCCATGTTCTTTGAAGTCGATTACATGCGTAGCATCTTCCATTAAGGTTCCTCTAAGATTTATCACTTTCACGCCTAAGAGCTTCTTAGTCATGAACTGATCGTACATCTCTTTTGTTGTGTAAACAGCGGTCATCTTATCTCGGAAGACCTGGTAGCCTTCGAATGCAGCCATAGTTACTCCTGGTAGAGTTTCACTACCCGGTCGTCACCATCAGCGTATACAGCTACACCAACTACGCCCAACGTAGGTAAGTGAACTGGCATACCTTGAGATTTAATAATGTCAGGCGTAAGTCTGAGTTCAACCTCTGGCATACCACATAACAGACTGGCTTTCATAGTTGAAACCAGTGATTTAGGTACAGTCATTCTGCCTACTGGATGGACTACTCCGTCCTTTGTGTAAGGCAGCGAGTGCAGTAGTTTCATAGGATCTCCAAATGAAAAAGCCACCCCGAAGGGTGGCTGGTGGTTATTTCGGATACTTTGGGTCATGCTCTTTAAGCCAGAGAATGTGCTTGTTGTAGACATTAACCAGACGGTTGTATTCACCCCCTGTCACAGTGTTGATTACATCTATCCCGCACTGGTACATATAGGTAAGGTTGTAGAATGCTATACGTGCTTTTCTGGCTTGACGTTTGTGCCACCAGATCTTAAGAAAGCGCATAGTTTGAGTTCCTGATTTTATCTCCCAGATTTGGGCTGAGCTTTTCATACTTACCGTCAGTGATTTGGTAAAGCTGGCACATCAGCATTTCCAGCAGGTTGGAATCAGCCATATCGGCCATGATCTCTTTGTACCAGTAACGAGTGAGGTCACAGTTATTGGCATGAGCACCGAAGGCATCATGGACAGTCAGAATAGGGAATGGCTTGTAAGACAGCATATCGTTAACGATAGACAGCAGCTTATGCACCATCCACTTAGGCAGACACATGACGTTATCCCAACGCAGCAATGGCAGAAGCGCCACATCAGCGATGTGAGAGCGAATGCACAGTGGCAGTAGTTCACTGAGTTCGTCAGTGCAAGCCATCTGCGTATTACCGCAGGAATAGCCCAGAGCAGCCATACGCAGGACTTCCTGAGCATTGCTTACAACCACTGGATCGTAGTTGCAACGACGCTCAATGCCACGCAGGAGATACGCATCACAGAAGTGAATGGTATTCGCTACGTTAGCACGTCCACGCTCTGTACCTTCGTTCACACGGTATTGCAGCGTAAACGTTGCATGGTCGAGTTCATCCACTTCAATTCTGGTTTCCTTGGTTTCCATTACCTTAATGACGGCTGTGAAGCCATCAGGAGCCACCAGACGGTGTTCTAAGGCAAATGGACGCCATGATTCCAGAAGTTCATCCATGAGCTTAAATGCGCCCGGAGCGATGGTCATAGCTGCATCGTAGAACACGTCCAGCATCTCACCTTCACCGAATACCTTCTTAGGTACAGCTTTGGAGCCATAGCCTGAAGTCATTACGGCTTGTTTAACATCACCACGAGGAACAGTGATACTTGCTAACCCTTTGGTTTGCAGAATCTTGTTCATCTCGCCAGTGGTGTTGCTGTACGCATCCATACGCTGATCCGGGTCAACCATACCAGTGTTGTATGCACCAGCTTCACAGCCAGTAAGTGCAGACATAATCTGGATACCAGAGCAGCAGGCATCGAAGTGAACTACATGGCCTACAGCCTCACCGTGCTGAGCACGGCGAAGGGTCATAACAGCTTTCTTGAACAGCACTGGTTCATCGGCATCATCTGCCAATGTTTCCAGGTTATCGATGTGGTCATACACCCACTGAATGCGGGTATTGAATAGTTCTTTATCCAGCCCATAATGGTTGGCTACGTCGATGCAGAGATATTCCCAGCCGGAGAATCTCTGGAAGCCAGTACCGAAATTGATAGTATGTTGCATAAGTTATTCCTCTCATTTTCTGAATTGTGCAGGGACACCTGTTACTTGCTCTTGATCGGCAAAGTTAATCATCGCTTTCTTGAAGCTGGTTCCCTGTGGGGTGATGTGGTAGCCACAGGCGTACATGCGCCCGCGTTTGTCTACCTTGTTGCTGATGTAGAACCTATTACCCTGGTTCACCATCAGGCTGTAGAAGTAGTACGACTGCTCTTTGTAACGCGCCCAGTTTTGCTTCTGTTTGCGTACCATATCGGCTATTTGCCAGTCACTGAGATCCTCGTCAGAGTCAATAACATCGAGATCGTGAGTTGGTTCTTCTTCCACTGTGCAAAGGAATTGCACGTCCAGGGAAAGAGGAACACGATTGCGTGAATTAAGTACATCAAGGCAGATGTTTCCGTCATGATGGTTAAATCCTCCACCCAGAATCAGGCTATCTGATTCGTGCGTGTAATAAGCGGTTGAACGGTTATTTACCAGTTCACGAGGTTCACAAACCAGCGGCGGTAAATAGCATGAGTATGCAATGAAATTGCTTAATCTCTCATCAAAGGTGATGTTCGATTTGATATACAGACTGGCTTTAGGGTGTGGTTTGCTGATGTCATAAACATCAGTTTCACACAGCACAGCCAGCACTTCGGCAATGGTCTGAATGCTGTCACGCTTATCGTCAAAGCCGATACGTGAAGCCAGTTGACCAATGACGTTGACCAGTGGTGTTTCCTCCTGTACGTAGCACACACCTACGAATATCTCGACAACGAGCTTCTCTAAGTCCAGTTGTCTTAAGTGACTGATACGAACAGCTTTGCTGTCATAGAACTGCTGATCCATCCATTGATTCAATAGCTCTACGCCCTGTGCTACTTCAGGCCAGAGGTTCTCCTGGCCTTCGAAGAGTTCTGCACGGATATAGCCATCGATATGCTTACGGTTGAACTGACGTTCATTGATGAGTTGCAATTCTTCCTTAGCGAGCCAATGGTGCATTACTTTCTCCTTACGTTAATCACCCATGTACCAGAGCCTCTGTATTCTGCACTGGCCTTGAAGCCAGAGAATTCAAGCTCTGATGTAATACGTTCTGGTTTGATTGATGCAGTTCTATACGGGATATGGCCCCGTAATTTGATACTTTTAGTGATGCCTAACAGCATCTTGGTACGAACGATTTTGTCGAATCGTGGATCGAGTTTGAGGGCTACACATTTATCTACTTTGCAGCGTAAATGCGTAGGTGGTATCTGTGGATACTCACTGTTGTATTCGTCACCCATTACAGATTACCTGTGATAGCGAACTGAGTAGCTTCATCCTCGGTAACGAAGAAGCTGATGGCACAGCCATGACGCCCTAACCACGGGAACTGACGCCCAGCGTGATACTCAACGTAACCTACGACTACTGCCCATTTGGTTGGTGTTACAGAGATCTTTTCCATACATACCTCAATAAAAAAGCCAACCCGAAGGTTGGCTTGGTTGGATTATTCGATGCCCAGATCGACGAATTCGCCTTCTTTGTGAGCTTCGCCAAAGGTCAGCTCAATACGGCCAACCAGGTCTTGCAGCTTCTCTGGATTTGAACGAATCAGAGCCAGAATCGCGCCTTCAACCGGGTGGTTTTCACGCAGAGCAATACCAGAGCCGCCCAGACGTTTACGGGAACCGTCACGGGTCAGAATGTTGATGTTCAGATAGCCGCCAACTTTGTTCTTAGCAGCGTTGTCAGCAGGAGCGTTGTTTGCAGAAGGAGTACGAGTGAAAGCCATGATATATACCTCTTAAAGATGAGTAGATGATTAATAACAGAATGTGGGCTTAACATGCCCTTAATTGCACATAACGCGCTATGCGCGTTTCTAACAGATGATTAAGCAGCTAACACGGTCACGCCATGCAGCATATTGCAGAGGACAGCCGTTGACCTCTTCACTAAACGCAGAGAGGTCTTCGAATGCTTCACGCCCCAGAATAGAGGCAGCGACTTCAACCTGAGTCTCTAAAGCCAGGTCGGACATAATTAATTGAGACATACCTTTGTGGAACAGGAACAATGCCAGATCACGCATTTCTCCGTCCATCCACGCACGCTTACACCAGCGCAGATTAGTCTGAGCATGATCAATATTCATAGTTGGCATACAACAATCCTTAGAGTTGAACCCTGGCTTCAGCAGCCCTGAAACCAGAGTATTATTAGTCATTTAACGTGCTATGCACGTTTACCAATCTTCGTATGTTGCAGGTACAGTTATACGTACTGTTGCACCTAACAAAAGTTTGGTTTTTACTTGCAAAGTTAACTCTTGCTCAAGGTTGAACTTAAAGTGATAACGACTAAATAGAAAACCATCACTAAATGCTTTAGAACCCCATTTACTAATTTCCAAATCAATTAGTAAAGATCCACCGTTATTGGTTAATAGTGAGCTATCAAACGTAGCAGTAAACACATTAGTGCCTTTTCTTTTTATTGTAGCCATTAACCGAATCCTTTAATTGTTGCCTCCGTTTTAACATAGGGTTCCTTACCCTGAAGCATTTGCTTGGTTAAACGGACACTGAGCAGTATGGTTTTACATTTAATGCCCGGTATATCTACTTTGAACATGAGTTCTCCGACTAGTCTACCCGGCCCCAATTCGAACATGCGAATATCAATAATGATATCACCTGTCCATGTAAAATTGGGTGTAAGCATTACACGAGTTTTGAGGTTTTCCATTACATCTGGAAGCACATAACCTATACGGTCAAATTGCCTTGTGGTGGCTTCCCAACGTAATATCTCTACAACGTCTAATGGTATATTCTGATTATCCACTTTTCCATTACTCCTGGTTTGGTTGAGTATGAATTGTCATCCACATAAATGAGATGAACAGAACGAGTCTGAAACTTTAAGCAGTTAGACTTTTCAGGTTTACCTTTGCTTGTCCATGTTGGTAATGTAACAAGGAAACTTTGGTAGTCATCATTGGTAAATGAATCACCAGTAAGTAAAGCTTTAGTCTTAAGTTTCATTAACTCGTCTTCAGTTAATTTAGTGTAAAACTTAGATGGCGTTGCCATTGATGCGTTACCAACTCTCATATAGCAGCCCCGCCAGTATCCTTTACTGGTTTATATTCAAATAACCACTTACGCGGTTCTTTGTTATTGACTACATAGTCATCCCCTATTAGCTGACCACGCCAATCTTGAGGACATACCATATACACTGGCTTAGGTGGATAACCACCGTCATACCAATAGATACTGGTCACCAGTTCCACTGGTTCTTTATTACCAATCAGGAATAGAGTTCTGATCTTATTGAACTCTTCTTCAGTTACTTTAGCTTCAGCTATTAACTTAGTACCTGATGGATGATATCGAATCACATCACGGATTATTACCATGAGTTAAAACTCCCATTAATTGTTTCTGGCTTCTACTAAGTTCAGTTTGAGTAACTGCCTCAGTAAATGACACAAGCTCATCAAGGTAGGATTTGCCCCAAACCGTAGTTTTAGAAGGGTATCCTCCGGGTCAGATTAAAGCGCCAATAAGCTTCCAGATATGTACCAGCCTTACAGAGGTCAGGATACATAAGCTGAGCTTCGATCCATAGGCCATCACCAACCTTTATTTGCTTGGTTGATTTCTTATGCTGGTTTCTGAATGTAGGCAATTTCATTTCCACATAAGGGGCCTTAAGCACCTGAAGTTTAATCTTCAGATTCTTCAGTAACTCTGGGGTCATGTGGATATACAATGCTGTAGCATTGAATGCACGCAGTCTACGCTTTGCCATTTTTACGGGCCTCTTTATATAAGTCAGCTAAGTTAGGGAAATCTTTCTTTTGTTTATCAGAACAGTAGAAATAGTGAAAGAATCCTGGATAGCTCTTAATAACTACCCACGGGTATTTGGAAGACTTATTCTCATTTCTAATGAGTTTATATTCGATATCAACCATAGTTGTTTACTCGAAATAGATAAGAGCATTAAGCTCATCAGTTGTAGGGCATACCCAACACATTGCATCAGGTGCAATAGGTACATTGAGGTGAATACGCATACCAGTTTCTGGGATGGTATACATACGATGAAGATCATTCGGGTATAACGCTATGCGGTCAGTCTCCATAATTAACATAGGCCACTTACCTGTATGCTTGTGCATACCCATTAATCTTCTGGTTTTTAAGTTATGTATAGCACCCTCATCAAGTGTGAGAATAAAAGTGTATTTACCTGTTTGATAACATAAGTTAATAGTCTTCATACCATCACCTTAAGTTGAACAGGTATGATTTCCATATCCTCCTTTATACGAGGAATAGCTGGAGTGCTAACTTCAATTCCATCTTCCCAGGTCATATGGAATTTACCTTCAAGCCAGCGAGCGAGACAATATTTAGCTCGCCTCTCTGTTTCAAACAGTCGAGGTAAACCTGTGTCTTGAATATCAACACGAGTATTACCTCTGCCCTTGCCTACGCTGTCAGCAGTAGCAAGGATACGTTTAGTGGGTATGTGTCTAATTACCCAATAGGTTATTTCTTTCATTGGTTACTCCTAAGTTACTAACTCATTACAATGCACGGAGTGCATTAAAAAAGATAAGCCCCGAAGGGCTTATTTTAGAGTAACTTCGAAATCAGGCTGGAGTAGGACTGGTACAGTTAACTTACCTAGTTTAACTGCGTTATACCTACCAGCATTCTGGTAGGATTTAATGTAAGTTATATCCAGCCCAATACGCTCATCTTCAGTTAAGCTGAAGTGTGCTTGTTCAGGGATATCTTTGAATTTCATTAGAACTCCACCTTCTGCCAATGTAACAGGTTAATTTGACCACCACTGTGGTAGCGTCTAAATACTTTACCAGCAACCTCTTCAAGTATTGGAAGCTTGGTAGTGTCATCCACTTTGCACTCGGTAGCCATATGGTAATACAGGTCTTCACCAATCTGGATTTCGATACGCATAACGTAATATCTATAGCCCAGACGAGTTTCTACCAGACGTTTACGGATTTGAGGTTCAGCGAACTCACGCAGATGATCTCTTTCGAGTCTCATCTCCCATCCTTCTTGTCTGGCTTTAACGATTGCATCATGTACGTTCATTTGAATATATTCCTCCAGGTAGACATAGCGAATAGTTTGGCGCTGTATAGCACAGTACCGTTGTTACTCTTCGCTTTATTCTTTGCTGCTTCTAAAGTTCTACGGGTTAACTGAACTACTACTACGTAGTCTTCACCCTCGTGTTTGAACTTAAGTTCTTTACGCATAGAGTCGTTACGCATCATGCCCCCACGTACAGAGTGAGAGCAACAGCAGCCATAGCCACTGTACATTTAGCGATACGACGGATAGTTGATTTACGAATGGTCATAATTAGTTCTCCAGACGTTTAAGGGATGCCATAACATTATCAGCATGAACACGAGCACCATTTACCCATGTAGTGCCAACCCGGCCTTCAGCTTTAGCTTGTGCCAGGTATTCTTCGTAGGCTTTCACCCACATTTTCTGTAGTTCATTCACTGGTTTATTTCCTCGGATATTTGTTGTCGATGTAGCAAATTGCTGCGAAGAAGACGATTGCACTGAGGGCAATAAGAGGTAAGTCATTAAGCATAGTTATGCACCTTAGTTATTGTTGTTTCCGATACGTGTGCTATGCACAGTTCGCTTTGCTCACTGTGCTCTGCGATGCACAGTAGCGAGGCATTCCATTACTGTTCTTCTGGTTATGAGACAGCAGTAAATTGCTGTCGGTTGTAGGTCAATGATTAGTCCATTGAACCGCATACCCCACCATCTCCATTTAGAGAATGGTATGTCTTTAAGTCCTATTGGTATACGGTCTGGGTATTCCCATATACCTGGGTTTGGTGACCTAATATAGATATCAACCGGGCATTTATAACCCGGTATGAGCAGGTTCTTCATCTTGATATCGTTAAGGTCATAGTCGTCAATAGACCATGACCATGCACCTGATTCGTAGTAGTGCATCAGTTGTAGTTTTCGTACATGTCGTACTTCACTTTGAAGTCACGACGAGCTTTACGAATCTGCTTACGAGTAGGTTTAGTCACGAACTCATAGCAGCGTTCATAGGGCAGACCATAGTTATGTTCTCGTTCAGTCTGACGGCTGAAGTACACCTGCCATACAGCAGGCACATCTTCAATGATGCCATTACCGATACTGAACTTGGATGCAGAGACATAAACTACATCCGTTGAAATAGACACACTGCATTTAGTCAACATATTAACTCCTGGTTTACTTACGAATGACCAGTCGGTCATTGTTAATGTGGATACCAATACCCCCATATACCGCATAACATGCGTTATGGTCACCACCGTCTTCCAGTGTCTTGATGAGTGCCTGACGCCCACCATAGGCATAGGTTTGTGCCAGGTAGAAGATAGCACCGTCAGGAAGGTCACTGAATCGCTCCAGGTTGTCATAATTAGCTATGAGGGTGTCTATGGCTTGAAGTTTGGCATCAACAGCTCTCAGAGCTTCTGAGGGAGTCTGTGACAGTCTGCAATACATGCAATTACAAGCAGGTGAGCATTCAGATAAGTTAGACATGGCTTACTCCACATAAGTTAAAGGCCACAACAGTGGCCTATGTGATTACAGGTATTGTTTGGCTTCTTTACGGAATGCACGACGTAGCTTACGCACCTGACGCTTAGTAGGCTTAACAGGAAACTCATGGTCAATGACCAAAGGCATGACTGGCTTGTTAGGGTCTTCTGAGAACCATAGTTCCCAGTGTGAATACTGAGCCTGAATGAACTCACCGTATTGAGGACGGCTATCAACGTAGAACAGAGTAGTGTTAGTTTGCATAGTTATATCTCCGATTGGTTAAGTGTATTACTCCACTTAATGTCCTATGGACATAGATATAACTATCTACCGTTCGTACATCTACGGTACTACGTACCTACGATGTACTCACTAGTTATAGATAGGATACCCATACTTATATACATAGTGTTTATAAGGTTATAGGTATATGTAAGGTATACATAGAGATAGTGTATAGGGTAAGTATAGGTATAGAGATAGTAGTTGATAAGATAGAGGTAAACAAAGCTAAGTTAGATTGAAGTAGTAAGTTAAGTAATAAGTGTCTATGTATTTACTGTACCTTGCTGTCAACCCTTTTGACTAACTCATTTTTTCGATAAGTGTTATGAGTAAAATCGATAAGTGAATATCTGTATATGAATTCCAGGTGGCATACCTAGCGCGAGTAAATTGCCATAAGTTTTGAACCTGCTTAGCGCACCTTACTGTCATAGGTTGATTGTGTAGTTGTGTACTTGTGTAAAAAGAATAAGCTCACCCGAAGGTGAGCTATGGATTACTTCCAGTACCAGTGACGAATGCGATAAGCCAACACTCGTACAGCAATTTCAAACTTGATGATGTAGTTCATGTTGGCTTAGCCCTTACTTACGTTTGGTATCGAGAGATGCAGCGAGAGCAGCAACCTGCTGGTCAAGCTCATGCTTCATTGCGTTGTAAGTCATCTGGTCTTTCATCTCGATGAGTTCACCGAAACGAGTAGCTTTGTTCTCTGCTACCTTAGCCAGTTGGTTACCAGCATTAGCCAGTGAGTTCATGGCTTCAGCAGTAGTAGTTACCACTGACACAGTAGAGACAACAGCACCAGTGATTGCTGCGAAGAGAGAAGGCTTAGCTACGTTAGATACGTTAGACATTTGTATTACTCCATACATGTATGATGAGCACCATTGCTCACAGCATGGCCTATGGCCTTAAGTTTATTTGTGTAAGGAGTAAGAATTCTTTTTCTACAGCGATGACACCGGGGGGAGTCCCAGATTTCTAACAGCCAGAGTAGTAAGTAGTGCATCCGTACCTAAATGAGAAAAATTATAAAAAGTTTTTCCTCAAACTTTTTATTCATAGAGGGGAGTAACCTTAACGGTAAAACCTCCTAATTGGTGTAAGTGTACCCACTTATCTTTCTCTGTTTCGTTATCGTATATCTTGGTAAAGTTACTGCCTGATGATTCAGGGTTAGTGAACTGTACACGCCAAGCTACCGCTATCCGTTTACCCATAAAATTTCCTCATAAAAATTATAAAAATTTATAGCTTAGGTCGAAGCTGTGTATCAGGTACACAAGACAGTAAAGGTGACTGCTTACCCTCATAGCAAGTTACACCCCGGCTATCATCATGGAACACCCGGATAGTTTCCGGTACACCAGGGTTAGTAACTACCTTCGTTACTGTGACTGTCTTTTCTACTGGTTTAGATGTGTCAGGTTGTAGCAGGGTATTGATAAAGAATCCCAAAGCAAAGCTAACGACAAAAGCAATGAAATATTTAAACATAGAGGCTCCTTGGCATATACTCCACTAAAACCTATAGGGAGCCTATACCTTATGTCAAAGTTAACGATAGATGAGTTAAGGGCTGCACTGCCAGATACTGTACGTAAGTCAGTGACAGATACAGTCCTTCAGAATATTAACAAAGCAATCAGTGACCCTGCATTCTATGGGCAGTATCGTGAGAACCTGCTTACGTATGCTCATGTTATGCGTGAGGGTAAGTACAAGCTGGAAAGCTATCTGGATGCAGTACGCTATGTCAGCTATAAGCTGATGGGGTTGAACAACCAGGATGCTTACATTAAGACGTTCCCTGAGCGTTATAACTACTTCATGCAGAAAGGTACGACTGCTAAGGCCATCTCCAGTTACGTTCATGCTTACCACAATAACAAGCTGGTAGGCTTGATTATGGAACAGGCTATGATTCCTGTTCATATCCTGGGGCGTGATTTCTTCTGGAAGGCTGTGCAGACACAGGCTGAGATCATGATGACTGCTACCAGTGAAAAGGTACGTAGTGATGCAGCCAACAGTCTGATGAGTCACCTTAAGCCACCAGAAACCAAGAAGGTTGAATTGGATATCAACCACAAGGACGATGGTACGTTGGATGCTCTGCGTGCGGCTGTGGGTAATCTGGTACAGGCACAGCAGGAAACTATACGCTCTGGTGCTCAGACAGCCGGGCAGATTGCTGGTGGACGCCTGATTGAGGGTGAGAAAGCATGAACATCACCAATGCTGAAATGATAACCCCTAAGACAGTGGATGCCTGGCTGTCTGACGTGGACTACAGTGACGATCCAGGTTATGTGCCTTCACCCTTTGCGTTAGAGTTCGTGCTGTTTATCAAAATGGTAAACGGTGGGCAGGGTGAAGAGAACAAAACCCCAGTGCTGCACTATAAGATGCTCGACCAGGTAAGTACTGGGGAAACCAGGATTGCAAACATGGTACACCGTGGTGCTGCTAAAACGACGGTACTGGGTGAATACCTGTTCTTGTACATTGGAACCTATGGTGGGATTCCTGGCTTCGGATCTGTAGAGCTTGCTTTGTACGTATCGGACTCCGTGGATAACGGCGTGAAGAACATGCGTAAAAACTTAGAGTTCCGTTACGAGAACTCTGACTTCCTGCGTAAGTATATTCCAGTAGCCAAGTTTACTGATATCCGTTGGGAGTTCCAAAACGTCGAAGGTAACAAGTTCGTCGTTAAGGGTTACGGTGCGAAGACCGGGGTGCGTGGTACGAAAGAGATGGGTAAACGTCCACGTCTTGCTGTACTCGATGACCTGGTTTCGGATGAGGATGCTCGTTCCCCTACTGTTATCAGTGCGATTGAGGATACGGTGTATAAGGCGGTTGAGTACGCTCTGCACCCTCAACGTAACATGATGATCTGGTCTGGTACGCCGTTTAACGCAGGGGATCCTCTGTACAAGGCAGTAGAGTCCGGGGCATGGGCTGTTAACGTCTACCCAGTATGTGAGCGTTTCCCTTGTGACGAGAAAGACTTCCGGGGTAGCTGGCCTGACCGTTTCGATTATAAGTATGTTAAAAACCAGTATGACAAAGCACTGAAGGCAGGGAAGATTGCGACATTTAACCAGGAGCTTATGCTTCGAATTATGTCCGATGAAGATCGTCTTATTGCCGATGGTGATATTCGCTGGTATCGCCGTGAGCTTGTGCTTAACAACAAGCATATGTTCAACTTCTACATCACCACTGACTTTGCCACCAGCGATAAGCAAGCAGCCGACTTCTCGTTTATATCGGTCTGGGCTTATAACAATAACGGTGACTGGTTCTGGGTAGACGGTATCTGTAAGCGACAGGACATGGGTAAAAACCTGGATGATCTGTTCATGCTTAACAGTAAGTACAAGCCAGTGTCAGTAGGTATTGAGGTTACCGGACAGCAGGGCGGGTTCATTCCGTGGATTCAGGAACAGATGATGACACGTAATAACTATTTTACTCTGGCTTCCAAAGATAACTCTGACATGCCGGGGATCCGACCGAACACCAACAAGATGCAGCGTTTCAACGTTGTGGTTCCTTTCTTCAAGGCGGGTAAGATGTACTTCCCTCAAGAAATGAGACACTCCGTACCGTTGATGGAGATGATGGACGAACTGACCAAAGCATCTCTTGCTGGCTTCAAATCCAAACATGATGATGCTATCGATACTGTGTCTATGCTCGCCAACATGAAGGCATGGAAACCTTCAGAGGAAGCTAACCTTAGTTACAGTGATAGTGGTAATATTTGGGATATTCAACAAGACGATGGTTGGGGTAATAGTGGCCTCAACTCCTATCTCGTGTGAGGTACTATGAAACTCAGATTACAGGATGTGCTCGACAACCTGCTGATCGGGGAATTCTCCCAGACAGGTTGGGCAGCAGACGGTGAGTTTTCCATTGCCACCGTCAACAAGATTATCGTCCTACTTAATGCAGCAATGGCTGATATCTCTTCTCGCTTCTGGGTGAAGCGTAAAGAGGTCTTCCTCCGAACCTGCAAAGGGCAGACGGTATACGTTATCGATAACTCGGTAGCAAGTAAGCAAAGTAAACTTCAGGGTGGTAGTTACCTAACTACCTCCACTGGGGATATCTTTGAGGATGATCTTCAGGAAATTTATGAGATCTATGACTGTGCAGGCAGGGAAATGCCTATCGGCGTAGACACAGGGGAGCCTCACGCAGTGGGGCGTACCTGTGGCTGCGGCAACAAGATCATCAGTCAAAACCAGTTTGATAACATGTGCGAATGCTGCAAGCAGAAGCGTTATGTGAACACATTGGATGAACCGGGTACTATCGTCACTCGTCGTCACCCATACGGTACGCCTAATGCTGTGCCACGCAACGGACGTGTTATTCAGCTACAGGCTTACAACACAATTCGTGTGCCTGATGATCTGGAACCACAGACGCTACGTATTGTTTATCGTGCGACTGCTAAACGCCTGAAGAAAGTTGCTGATGATGGTACTTACTTCCCGGATCGTATTTTCCTGGATGTGCCTATGGAATATCTCCAGGCAATCCTGTATTACATTGCATCCCGGAAATTTAACCCTAACATGCAGGGCGTTCAGCAAGGGTTCCATGAAGGGAACAACTACTACACCAAATACCTGTCAGCTTGTCAGTTACTGCAAGACCAGGGTGCGGGGGTAGAGCCGGTTGGCAACCACGGAAGTAAATTCGAACAGAATGGATTCGTATAATAAAAAAGCCCCTCAATGAGGGGCTTAATTTTTAGAAGCGTGCAATACGCAGACTGAGCACATTAGAGTAAGCAGACATAAGATCCATCTGTGTCTTCATAAGTGTACGGTCCTCAGCAGGCAAAGTATCAAACACTGGATTGCCACTAATGAAATCACGCAGAGCTTTTAGCTTAATCTCCAGTTCTGTTTGCTCATCTACTACACGCTGCTGGTGTGGTAATAGTTCTTTGGTCATATCGTACAACCGCCCCCTTCGCACTTATTGTTCTCAGCAAACGATGCCAGCATTGCTTGGCTTTCGGCTTTCTCATGGAGAGACTGACGCAGCATGTAGCCTTCCAGTTCCCAGATTTTATTGAATGCGTTTTCATACGCACACTGCTTGCCGATAGCTTCGTTGTAATTAGCCGGATCAACGCAGGCTGATACGCCTTCAACTTTAAAGCCGTTTTCCAGGATGATGATGCAGATGGTAACCAGAGAAAGGTTTGCTTTGTCTGCTTCATCGATCTTATCCATCATTGCCAGTGCTGCCCCGGCATTAAGATAATACGTCGATTTGATTTTTGCTTCGATAGACTCTTTGGTAACAGTTGTCATTCTGGTTTCTCGTAAAGAGGTTTGATGGAATAGCCGAACATTACTGCATTGTCATGTTCGACAGAGTTAGCGAACACCAGGTATTTCTTACCCCGGCGATCAGTGACTTCATATGCGTAAGGCATCATAGCTCCTTAATGGAAAAAGCCCCACCGAAGTGGGGCTATTCCAGGCTTTGCAGTTCCGGGTACACAAGATTACTTTGCAGACTGGAGTTGATAGCTCCGTACCCTTTACTCAGGCAGACTCACCTATTTGTATACCGCAGTGTTGTACTTCGTGAGTCCTCGCGGTTAATGCACCTTGTCGGGTGTTTCCAACCATCACGCACGAGGCGTAACGACGGGAACTTATAAACCAGCTTTGATAACTTCTAACTGGTTTTTCATCATCACCCAGAATACGGCTGGTATCTTCTCGTAACCGAGATTGATAAACATGTCACGTATCTGAGGGGTATGTATTCGTTTTGCTACAGCCAGACTACAACATTTGAGTTTATCGTCAACGGGTTCGTTATACTTTTTTGCCATAGCAATACAGAGGTCTACCGTATCCACGGCATCAAGGAATTCATCAATAGGATCGGGGAACATGATTGTTACTCTGGTTTGAAAGGGATTGGTTACCCGGACAGGATTCGAACCTGTATCCCAGTCTTAAGTTCTGGGGGCGTCTTAACCATTAAGCCTATCGGGTAATTTGGATGGGGTATCTGGATTCGAACCAGAGAATCGAAGGATCAAAGCCTCCTGCCTTACCGCTTGGCTATACCCCAATAGAGGGTGAAGAGTTGCCTGCGTCACCAGGCTGGCTGTTCTGTCCACTTAAGGCTTGCAGCAGGAACACCACGGCTTCTCACCGTTGATCCCCCAATAGACATGGGCACTCTTCAGAATTTGGTGTGAGTGGATGGATTCGAACCACCACGTCTTTCGAGCCTGATTTACAGTCAGGTGCTTTCAACCGTTCAGCCACACTCACATATTTGGCGGTACTACCGGGAATCGAACCCGGCTCGCTCCCGTGACAGGGGAGTATTCTAACCGATGAACTATAGTACCAAATTTGGCGATGGGACTGGGACTCGAACCCAGCTATCATAGATTAACAGTCTACCGCTTCACCGTTTAGCTATCCCATCTTATTAATTAAGACACTCTGTAGTTGGGGCAACCTTTGCCGAGGTTGTTTCTACACATTGAGATTAGGGTATGAACCTGTTCAATGCTGAGTGCCCTAATTAATAAGCCCCCTGTAAAGCCGGGGGCAACTCCGAGTTCGGTAATCTGGTTCTGGTTCCAGAGCACTCCAGTTTTTAAGCCTTCATGCAGTTCAGGGTCACTGCCCTGGTTACGTATCTCGTTCCAAAATGGAAAATGGCAGTCTTATCGCTAAGCACGCAGCACCCGCTATAAGCATCAATACACTGGTTTCAATGTATTCAGGTTTATAAAAGGTGCTCCCCCGAAGGGGAGCTTTCCCAGTAACCGTAGCTGGGTTCGGAGATGAGATCACCTCCTGTAAGGTCGCCATGTCAGTAGCTGTAATAATTAATACCTTACACCTTACGGACATGCAACCGCTTTACGGTAAAAGATTAGAAAAATCTGGTTCTTTAAAAGTGACCATGTTTTTCAAGAACTTTCCTTCAGGGTAGAACTTACCGTTCAGCTTGATATCCCGGCGAACTTTTATGCACATGGTAGGGTAATTACCGTGTAGATAAAGGTCATCTGGTTGGAAGCCGATTTCGTAGTAGTAAGCCAGAGCTTTAATTTTGTCTTCTTCACTAGCAATGAACTTAGACATGTTAGACTCATGTACCAGGTCATAGCAGGCATTGCCGTCGAAACCAGCAACATGAGCTATACCGTCATTCACAGTAGTGAGATCGCCCTGGGCATCCATGATGCCCACCATATCAACACTGGTTTCATCGGCATCACCGTTGAGATCCCAAACAACTTTCATGCCTGGGTGTGCTGCTTCAACTAATTCAATAGCCTCTTCCAGGCAAAGCATTGCCTGCTTTCTTAAGGCTTTTACGTTAGGATTAGCTAAGTCGCCCTTTTCATTTCCGAAAGCGAGATTAAGTGCAGCAACTTTTTCAAAGGTAGTTTGCATTGAAAGGTTTCCTTTCTGGTTTATTTGACAATAATGGGTGAAGTTATTTTCACCATAAGTAGAGGACACGATGGACAATTCTGCCCCAGATGATGTTCAAGTATTGCCGGGGGTCGAGGTGCCACGTCTTACCGACTGGGTTCAGGAGCCACGTTTGGCTTTGCTTAAACAAGACCTGGACAGTTGTAAGTCTTCCCATGATACACAGATGACGAAAGTTACTGAATGGGCTGACTACAAGAACGGTACTGGCAAAGCAGCACCAAAGGCGCAAAAAGGGCAATCAAAGGTTCAGCCTAAACTCGTCCGTAAACAGGCTGAGTGGCGCTACTCCGCCCTGTCTGAACCATTCCTGTCTACCCCTGATCTATTCAAGGTTACCCCGGTAACCTGGGAAGACAAGAAGGGTGCGTTACAGAATGAACTCATTCTGAACATGCAGTTCACTAATAAGATCGACCGTGTAGCTTTAATCGATGAGTACGTTCGTGCTGCTGTCGATGATGGTACGGTTGTTCTTCGTACTGGTTGGGATTATGAGGAAGTCATTGAGACTGTACCTCAGCCTGTCTACACCTATGTCTATGACTATAGCGTCGTGCAGATCTATCAGCAGATGGCTCAGATCGAACAGTCAGACCCAGTACAACTCCTAAATTATCCTCAAGAGTTACAGGACGGTTATACTCAATTTAAACAGACTCAACAGCCTATCCGCTTTGTAGTGACAGGCGTTGAAATGGTAGAGCAGGTTAAGGTTGTTAAAAACCAGCCGACTGTAGAAGTGTGCCGTCTGGCTAACCTGTATATCGATCCGTCATGTAACGGCGACCTTAATAAAGCTAACTTTATTATCTACAGCTTCGAGACTTCACTTGCTGAACTTAAAGCTGAAGGTCGTTATAAAAATCTGGAGAAAATCAATGTCTCTAATCAATCGCCTTTATCAGCACCAGACTTTCAGCCCAACACTGCCCCGGACTTTCAACCAGCGGGTGAATCACGCAAAAGAATTGTTGCTTACGAGTATTGGGGATATTGGGATATTGACGGTAGTGGTACTCTTACTCCGATTGTAGCAACATGGGTAGGGGATGTTTGTATCCGAATGGAAGAGAACCCATTCCCGGATCGTGAGCTTCCTTTTGTCCTGGTTCAATACCTGCCGGTTCGTAAATCTGTATACGGTGAACCTGATGCCGAACTCCTGAAAGATAACCAGGATATTGTCGGTGCTGTTACCCGTGGGATGATTGATCTGCTCGGTAAGTCTGCTAACTCCCAGACAGCGTTCGCTAAGAATATGCTGGATGCTGCGAACAAGAAACGATTCCAGCAGGGTGAAGACTATGAATACAACCCAGGCATGAACCCACAGGCGGGTATCTATACTCACCAATACCCTGAGATCCCAAACTCTGCTCAGTTCATGGTAGCTATGATGAACTCAGATGCTGAATCCCTTACTGGTGTTAAAGCGTTTGCTACTACCGGTATTGACGGTTCATCTCTGGGTGATACAGCTACTGCTGTACGTGGTGCATTGGATGCAGCGTCCAAACGTGAGATGGGTATTCTGCGCCGTCTTTCTACTGGTTTGGTTAAAGTAGCCCGTAAAGTCATTGCCATGAATGCTGTCTGGCTTGATGAAGAAGAAGTTGTACGTGTTACTGAAGACCAGTTCGTACCAGTACGCCGTGATGATCTGAAAGGTGAGTTTGACCTTAAAGTTACTATCTCCACTGCTGAGGCAGATGAGCAACAGGCACAAGACCTGGCATTTATGCTTCAGACTATGGGCGATATCGACTTTGGGTTTAAGCAACTTATCCTCGGTGAGATTGCACGACTGCGTAAAATGCCTGACCTGCGTAAGCAGATTATGGACTTCCAGCCTCAACCTGACCCAATGCAACAGCAAATGCAGATGCTTCAGATCCAACTGCTCCAAGCACAGATTCAGCTTACGCTCTCTCAAGCTGGTGAAGCGGGTACTAAAGGCGATCTCAATGCTACTAAAGTTGGTGTCGAACAGGCTCGTGCTGCACAGATTCAGTCTACTGCTGATAAGAATAACCTCGACTTCCTGCAAACGCAGAATGGGGTTAAACACCAGCAGCAACTGGAATTGGCTAAGCAGAAAGGTGACGATCAATTAGCTGTGCTTGCTATGAATCAGCAGGGTGAACAAGAGAAGATGAGTCTCTCTCATAACCTGAATCTGTTACAGCAACATGCTAAATCAAGCCTGGATTTGCGTAATCAGTTAAGAGCACAACGAAACAACGCTGGCAATAACCAGTAATTTGTTTAAAAATATTAGGCAGGTGAGGCAGTTTGCGTTATTGTCCACCTGCCTATTTTATATCTGAGGTACGTATGGCTAACTTCGAAGACGAACTTGAATCGTTAATTGAGAAAGACAAGAAGATATCTGAACGGGGCAAAGCGTTAAAACGCTTACTGAACAGTACAGATTTCAAGAATGTTATTCTCTCTGGCTTCCTCAGAGAACACGCGCTTAAACTTGTTTATGACCGTGCCAACTCTACCGAAGCTGACGATGCAACGTCACGCAAGATAGACGCCGTAGCTCAGTTCAAAGCCTATCTCGACAGCGTTCTTGATGAAGCTGAAATTGCAGATAAGGCAATCGCTGAAAATGGCGAAACACTATATCAATCGCGTAATGAGGAATAAGCATGAGTGCTAATACCGAGCAACTAGATCAACAGAATGTTCCAGATGTACTGAACATGTCTGAAGATGAATTAAGCCGGTTAGATATCTCTCAGTATCTGAATCAAAGTTCAGAAAACCCTGAAGATGGACAACCGGAACAGACTACTGAAAACCAGCCAACCACTGGAGTGGAGCCGGAAGAAGAAGTAGTTGAAACGGATCCAGAACCGGAACAAGAACCTGAAGTAGATCCTGAGAACCCTGAGCCTACCGATGAGCCTGCGCAGCAGAGCGAAGAAGGTAAGGCGAAGGATAAAGCCCCTGCCAAAGAAACCTCTAAAGCGAAGACTGATCCTGAATCTCAGAATGTACCGGATCACAAAGCGTTTTATGAGTCCATCGTTGGTAAACCCTTCAAAGCCAATGGGCGTGATATCACTGTTCAGTCACCTGAAGAAGTGATCAAGCTTATGCAGATGGGTGCGAACTACCATGAGAAGATGGCTGCTCTGAAGCCCACCCGTCGCATTATGAAGATGCTGGAAAACGAAAACCTTCTGAACGAGCAGGAACTCGGTTTCTTAATCGATCTGCACAAGAAAGATCCGAAGGCTATCGCTAAGCTGGTTCAGGACAGCGGCATCGACCTTATGGACTTCGACGTAGAGCAAGGTGCAGGCTATCAGTCTCAACACCAGGCTCCGCCAGAAAGCCAGATTGAACTTGCTGACACAGTTCAAGAGTTACAGAACAACCCTGGTTTCAAAGAAGTGCTGACTCATGTTACTTCTGCATGGGATTCAGCAAGCCAGGACTTTATTGCCAACAACCCTGGGCTACTCCGTGTACTGGATGCTCAAAAGTCTTTGGGCAATTTTGACCTCATTGCAAATGAAGTTCAGCGCCAGAAGGTCTTAGGCCAATTGAATGGCATGAACTCTCTGCAAGCTCACGCGGCAGTAGAACAGCAGTTGCAAGCTCAGGGCTTACTTAAAGTTCCGGGCGTACAACCAGCCCCTGCCAAAGAAGTAGTGCCACCAGCTAAAGCTGCACCGAAGAAAGAAACGGTGAATGCTAAGAAAGCCGCGGCTGCACCAAAACAAACCGTCCAAAGCAAACCAGCAGTTAAAGGTGAAAACTTATTTTCCCTTTCTGACGAAGAGTTTGCTAAGATTGACCCAACTCAATTCCGGTAAGAGGCTGACTATTTATGGTTATGCAATATAAAGACCCCATTAATGGGAAAGAGTCCAGCATTGGCCCGCAGATCGTAACTGCGTATTACCAGCGCCAGGCTCTGACTGAACTGCGTAAAGAACAGTTCTTCACTCAGTTGGCTACTGCAACAGCCATCCCAGCGAACTATGGTAAAACCATTAAGCGCTTCCACTACATGCCGATCCTGGATGACCGTAACGTCAACGACCAGGGTATCGATGCAACTGGTGCGAAGATCTCCAATGGTAACCTGTACGGTTCCAGCAAAGATATTGGCTCTGTGCCGGGTAAACTGCCTGTACTGGGTGAGAACGGCGGTCGTGTTAACCGTGTCGGCGTTACTCGTCTGGAACTCGAAGGCACTTTCGAGAAATTTGGTTTCTTCACTGAATACACCAAAGACTCTCTGAACTTCGATTCTGACGCAGACCTGCTGCAACACATCAACCGCGAACTGCTGACTGCTGCTAACCAGATCACTGAAGACGCCCTTCAGATCGACCTGATTAACAACGCAGGTACAATCCGTTACGCTGGCGATGCAACTTCTCGTGCCGAAATCGGCCAGGGCGATATCGTTACCTATGGTGATCTGATGCGCCTGTCCATTGATCTGGACAACAACCGTACTCCGAAACACACCACTATCCTGAACGGTACTCGTAATATCGATACCCGTGTTGTTCCGGCTGCGCGTTATATGTACATCGGCTCTGAGCTGATCCCTACGCTGCGTGCAATGAAAGATATGCACGACAACGCTGCGTTCATCTCTGCTGAGCACTATGCTGCGGGTACTACCCTGGCTGCTGGCGAAGTCGGTCAGATTGACCAGTTCCGTATCATCGTTAACCCGAACATGTTCAAGTGGGAAGGTGCAGGTGCTACGCTGGCTTCTGGCGACGATGCCGTGTACTACAACAACGGTACGAACTATGATGTATTCCCAATGCTGGTAGTTGGTGACGAGTCCTTTGCGACCATCTCCTTCCAGACTTCGGGCAATACCGTTAAGTTCGAAATCAACCACAAACGTCCTGGTGAGAACCTTGACCGTCTGGATCCATATGGCGAAACTGGCTTCATCTCCATTCGCTGGTTCTACGGCTTCATGGCTCTGCGTCCAGAACGTATCGCTCTGGTTATGACTGCGGCTAAGATGTAATTCTGGCTTCGGTTATTAAAGTGAGCTAAGCTAAGGCCGGGGATAATTCCCCGGCTTTTTTATTTAAACCAATGAGGATTTTTCTTTATGTCACAAGTCGATAATGATGATCTGCCCCAAGTAGATGAACTGGAATCCCTGAAAGCTCGTGCTGATATTCTGGGAATTAAATACCATCCTTCTATCTCTGTAGATACCCTGCGTGAGCGTGTAAACAATACGCTGGCAAACCAGTCCACAGGTACAGTCCGTCCGGCTGCCGATGAAGACGATGCTGCTCGTCGTAGTCGTAAGAAAGCCGAAGCATCAAAACTGGTGCGTGTGCGTATCCACTGTAACGACCCGGCCAAGAAAGAATGGCCTGGTGAGTACATAACGGTAGGTAACTCCTTCGTCGGTACTTATCGTAAGTACATCCCGTATAACCTGGATGAACCGTGGCACTTACCGCAGATTATGGTTAACGCTTTGCGTGAAAAACGCGTACAGGTGTTCACCACTAAAAAAGGTAAGCACGGCATTCCAATTCGTGAATCCAAGTCAATTGCTGCGTATACCATCGAAGTTCTGCCTCCGCTGACTGAAGAAGAACTGAAGGCGCTGGCAGCACAGCAGTTGGCACGTCGAGCTACCGACGACAACGCATAAGGTAAACCCAGATGGCAGAGATTATTATTCCACCGATGGTTTCAACTACTCCGTTAGATGTTACTGATCTGACGGAAACGAAATTAGTAGGTACGGGTGTTCTGGACAAAATGCTGGAAACCATGCGTGTGCATTTGGGTGACCAGTTTGAGAAAGAACGTATCCGTGGGCCGGAGTATGCCACTGTCTATCTGGGTGCTTTTCAGGCTACGCTACAAGCTGCTATTGAGTTCCTGCTTGCTAAACAGAAGCAGGGCTTAGAGCTTAAACTCCTTGAAGGTCAGGCATCTCTGGTTCAGGCTCAAGAAGACCAGATCCGTGCAGAGATGCAAAAGATTCCTCTGGAGATGGATCAGATCACTGCACAGACAAACCTTATCATCAAGCAGACTGAGCTTGCCGATAAGAACATTGAATTGGCAGAAAAGGATCTGGAGCTTAAAGATGCTCAAATCCAGGTTCAGCTTAAACAGCTTGAACTTATGGCTGAACAGCTTAAGCAAGCCCAAGCCCAGACTGATTACTACAAACAGCGTACTATTACTGAAAAGGCTCAGACCCAGGCAGGTGTTGCTGCTTCTGGTTCTGTTATTGGTACTCAGGTTGCACTGATGAACAAACAGGCTGATGGTTATGACCGTAATGCTGAACAGCAGGCGGCTCAAATTATCGCTAACACCTGGAACGTTCGCCGTCAGACTGACGAAGATACCCAGGCCAACAGCACTAACTTGCTGGATGATGCCACTCTCGGTAAGACCATGCAGAAATTGCTGGCAGGGATTAACGTTAACGTTACCCCGACCTAAGAAAGTTGAGTATCATAAAGGGAGCTTCGGCTCCCTTTTTATTTGGAGAATCCTATGGGTTTATTTGGCAGCAAGAAGAAGACGTACCGAGACTTCTCGTATTCACGTCTTATAGAAGATGAATATCTGCCAGACGTAATTGGACAGGCTATTACTACTTACGTCCTTGACGAAGAGAATACTACCCCACTGGCTGACCTCATGATCCAGTATGGCTGGAAGAGTAACGCTGTTAAGTGGAATGCAGCTTACCGCTGGGCATCGAAGCCAGATAAGTATTACTACGGTGTGGGTAAGTCCACTGTGGTAGCACAGACAGATTTTACTGATTCTGGTTCCCTTAACGATGTTCTGGTTTCACTTACCGGGCGTAATGACTTGTCTTACATATACAGTAAGTTCGGGCCAATCAATATGCGCCATGCCATGTGGCAATTGCTCATCTCTAACTATGGGTATACAGCCACTGATAATAAACTCACTGGTTTAAGAGCAACATTGGGTGCTGATGCTTATCTGCATGATGCCAAGAATATGCTCACTACTAAGACAGTGACTGATGCAGATCCTTATGTTTTACAGCACTGGGGCTACCCACCTACAGGTGGAGCTACGCCTACGCGTAATGCTGACTATACCCGTGCAGATACTCTTGATGGTACAAGCACTACTGATTCCAACTATGTAGACGTTCAGTATGCTACCCGTTTCCTGGGGGTAAAGCGTATTACCACAGTGACCACCACTAAGGTAGATACTAAGGTTAAGACGCCTAATGGTTCAGGTGGCTATGATGAGACAACCACTACAACCTCATCCGACCAAACCAGTAATACAACTGACTGGAACGGGCAGACTTTACCTACTACTGGGGTTATCAGCCAGACTGAAACTCAAACAGGTACTAACACCACTAATGAAAGTGACCCACCAACTACAACCTCTACAACGGATCCAACCACTGGTGTTATCACTGAGGTAACCACTACGGTTAGCCGGGCTATTACTACCCGTACTGTGACCGTTGATATCATTGCCAGAATCCAAATGAGCTTTGGTCAATATGACTTCATTCCAGATCAGAATGTCGATACTGATACCGTACTGGATGATGACGATATGGGTAACGTTGACCCTAATGCACCATTGGATCCTTCTGGTGAATCAGTGGGTTCAGATGAAGACTATTTCCAGGTTTGCTTTACCTATCCTACTTCAAGTGGTGGTCTAGCCATTAACTACTTCACTTACCAATATGGCTCTGGTTCTTATCCATCTCTGGATGGTATTACCAGTACCCCGGTAGCTGATTTTGGTAAGGGGTATCCTCGAATGTATTTCCGTCTTAACGGTGACCGTTTGGACACGGGTAATTTTGTTGGGAAGAAGCCATATAAGGATTCCATTAAGCTGGGTAATAAACTTGATTTACCCTGGCTTGAAATTACAGATCAGATTTATAACAGCTTGAGTTCACTCAGCAAAATTCGTTCTGTATTGATGGTTCAGTGTGTTCCTGCCAATACGACAAATACCCTGGAACAGGAATACCTCTTCCAGTATTTCCGCATCCTATATGGGATGCGTAGTCCTATTGTATTTGACCCTGCTCAACCATCTGATGAGTACACGACGTGGGCTGCACACCAGGGTTGTACTATGACAACTGCTGATGTAGCCAGTGAAATTGGAAACTCTCTGGATGCTATAGGCTACCGTAAAATTACAGGTGTCATTGGCCCGGTGGGGTTCACCGCATCAGGTCGTGGCACAGGCCAACGTAAAGTGGGAACTACTGTAACTAACAGTGATGGATCTACCTCTACAACCTACGTAAACCAGAATGTTAGTTACCATTTCTACCGTATTCAAACTTCGTCAACCCAGTATGAGGAAGTCCGTGCATACAACCTCAATGGGCGTTTCAAGGTAGGTGGTAAGAACATCAGTAAAGGTGGGGATAATGAGAACTTAATGGTTCCTCTGGATTATGCTTTCCGCAAGATGTTCTCTGCGCATGACCGAGAAACTCTGTTTGCACGGGCTACTCACATCCTTATTGGTACTGAGTACACTGTTAAGACTAAGTGGTATCAGACCGGGATCTTTAAAGCTGTAGTTGTTGTAATTTCGGTTGCTCTGTCCTGGTGGACTGGTGGTGCATCGCTGACATTGATTGGAGCTATCACAGCTGCTGCTACAGCTATCGGTGCATACGTGGCATTCTCACTATTGAGTAAGCACGTATTCAGTAAATTGGGTGGTGTGTTCGCTATCGTTGCTGCCATTGTTGCTGTGGCTGTTGCTATCTACACTGGTTACCTGTACTTCTCTGGTACTACCGGGCCATTCAGTATCACGGCACAGCAAATGATGCAGGTAAGCAATGTTGCATTTAAAGCTGCACAATCTGCCCAACAAGGTATGATCGAGAAGGAGCTACGTAAAATTGCGAACCTCGAAGATGAGATTGCTCAGAAGCAGGAGGAACTGGAACGTGCTCAGAAGGAACTGGAAAATCCACCTAACACCATTGAAGATGGCGTATTCTTTAAAGCAGTCCAGGGTTACTCGTACTTAGGGGAAACCCCAGAGGAATATTATGCCCGGACACTGAATACCAACATTGGCATTGAAGCATTGAATTTGCCTGAGATGTACTTCACTCAGTCATTTGCATTGCCTTCTAATGTATCAATTTTGAACCAGATCCAGCAGAATATTGAGAAACCATTCGAGCTTAACAACATACTCGATGACAACTTATAGGAGGTCACAATGGGTGACAACTTAACTTCCTGGCTTAGTAATCTGTTTAGCAGCAATGATGCTACTCAGACTACTGGCATTGTACCGCCAACGCCGGGTATGACAGGCTCCAGTATCCTCACCGGAGCACCTGCTAATACCTTTAACACGGGTAGTCTGGCTGATTCCCTGGGCGGTATTTCCGGGCTTCAGCTTGGTCAACTGGGTTTGGGTGCGGCTAATGGCCTGCTGTCCGGTTATCTCGGTTTCCAGAACCTGGGGCTGGCTAAAGACCAGGCTCGTCAGGCGCAGAAGAACTGGGATAAACAGTGGGGTGCAAACGTGAAGTCTACTAACGCTGCTCTGGAAGATCGCCAGAAAGCTCGTGTGGCTTCTAACCCTAATGCTTACGAGTCTGTTGACTCTTACATGAAGAAATACGGGATCAGCTAATGGCTACTATTCGTCCACAGCAGTTAGCACCAGTTAATTTTGGCGACTCTAACCAGTTGCTACGTGCAGCCCAGCAGATGATTCTGCAAGGTGCTGGCGGTTTGACTGATGCCTTTACGGGCTACCGTAATGCAGTTGTGGATCGTAACACTGCCAATGTTGTTAATACTCTGACGGGGGCTACGGACTTAAATGACCTGGCCCAACGTCAGCAAACTGCCAATGCACTGTTACAGGCTGCTGGTGGTGACATTAACAATGAGGCGGTGCAACGAGCACAACTGACGATGCCTGACACCCTCATTAACCGTCAACGAGGCCAGAATGCCCTGACTGAGTTTACCCAACAGCAACATGACCAACCCCTGATTAATCAGGCTATGAGTCTGTATGCTTCAGGTGACACAGCCGGGGCTAACAACCTGTTAAGCCAGGTGCAAGGTGATGCGTCCAAAGCAGTGATGTTTGGTGCTAATCGTGCTGATGAACAGTTCAATCGTGGCATTCAGCAAAAGCAACTGGGTATTCAACAGGCTGGTTTGGCCTTACGTCAACAAGCTGCAAGGGATCGTGCTGCGGCAGTAACCAATGGTAATAAGCAGATGCAGAACCTGCTTAAAACCATCACTGGTATCAATGCTACAGCAGAACAGGACTCTGTAGCTGCTGCCGTAGAGGAACGTAACAAGCGTGCTGCTGAGGCTGAGAAGAGTAATCCTCTCAACAACCCGAAGGCTAACCCAGATGCTACTGTTGCTCGTATCAATGAGGAAAATAATCCTTGGTACTGGTTTAACCCGGAACGTGGTACGAAGCTACAAAAACTGGTAGGTCAGCTTGACCCTGAAGGTACACTGACTCCAGCACAGCAAGTTAACCTGTTGGAAGGTATGAACCGGGCATTTGACAGTGCCGATGGCTCACCTGATAAGGCTGCACTGGATTGGGGTAAACAAGCTATTGACCAGCTTCAGAAAGCCCAACAGTCACAGTTGCAAAATACTCAGGCTCGTATCTCTAACAAAAGAGCTACTCAACTCGCTCGTCAGCAAGTATTATTAAGTGCATTGGGAGGCAATGGTTCTGTGAACCCACTGGCCTTACAGTTACTTAATCTTGATGACGAGGAATAAAAATGGCCCGCGACTCTCTGTTGACCCAGGCTTTAAATGCTTTAAGCAACGGCGAGTTCACTAATCCTACCCCGGCTATTTCTGTCCCCCAGGCTGCTCCTGTGCAGCCTGTTTCTACTAAAGATCTCCAGGTTGCCGACGCTACACAGCGAATCACTTCTGATTTCGCTGCGAAAGGTCAGTTCCCTACTTTAGCGGGCGAAATTGCACGTTTCGACAATATGGCGAAAGGACGTGAACAAGTTCAATCAGCTATGGCTGAAGACCTCCAGAAATTTACCCCAACTACTGATTTAGAATCTGGCTCTGCTTTGGTTAAAGCTGGTGCTCAGGTTAGTAATGCTATCGGTGGTTTTGGTAGTTCTCTGGCTCGTATTGCTTTACAGCTTGCCAACAAAGGCAATCTGGACAATGCCAACTCTGCACTGTATGGAACTACTGATGCTGAACGTCTGGCTTTCAACCGTGAGCAAGTCCAGAACCAGGCAGAACAGCGTAGCACTGTGGCACGTAATGCTCTGGTGGCTCAGGATATTCTTAACGGTACTCCGGGTGCTAATGCCGAACGTATCCAGGCTGTAGACCAGGTAGCACGTCAGCAGACTGCATACCCTGGCGATGCTCAGCTTCTGGATCGTCCTGCTGATGAATTCTCTAACACTGAGATTTATATCCCTCAGTACCCTGGTATGCCTGTTCAGCAACGTGGTGGTGAGAATGTTCGCCAGCGTCTGCAACGTGCGCAGTCTGCTCTGGACACTGCCAGCAAATCACTGGGTAATCCAAACCAGGGTGTTGATAATGAATGGGGAACCGATGCTTGGGTTAACCGTGAACAGTCACAGCGTCTGGCTCAGCAACTGGAAGAAGAAAATAAAAACCTCTCTATCCCAGGTGCGATCCTCAACACTGTAGGTGAATACTTACAGAATCCTTCTCTCGTCGTTCAGTCTGCTGCTGAATCTCTGCCTTATGCACTTGGCCCGATTGGTATCGGTGCGGGTACAGCAGGTCAGGCAGTACAAAACCAGATTGATGGTATCCGTGGTCAAGCTGATGGTCAGTTACCTACTGACGAACAGATTGCCGATGTTAGCCAGTGGAATGCTTTGCACTCTGGCTTGAACTTTGTGGAGAACGTCGTCAATGCTCGCGCTCTTTCTGGTCTTTCTAACCTTGCTATCACTGCTCCACTTCGTCGTGGTGGTGAAGCACTGGCTGACTCTGCCATCGGACAAGCGGCTTCCAGGGCTATCGCTGGGTCTGGCGTATCTCGCCTTGCTAATGCAGCAAAGTCCATTCTTGGTGCAGAGCCTGTACGTGAGCTTGCTACCACTATGGCTATCAATGGCCTGACAGAAGCTGCTCAAAACCAGATTGAAACTCGTAACCTTCTCGGTGATAACCGTTGGGATACCGAGGGTAATATCAATGCTGGTGTGCTTGGTGCTCTGTCTGCTGGCGTAATGACTGGCCCATCTACCATCGGTGCTGGTGTAGCACGTAGTGTTGATGCTGCTCGTACTGCTACTCGTGAACGTGCAGAAGCTGCTAACCCACAAGCTGCGGAAGCTCGTAAAGCTGCTGAAGATGCTGCTAAGCCATTTGAGGATCTGACTAACCCTGAGCATGTGGATTACAACCCACAGGCCGCTATCCGTCAGCAACTCAATGTAGTGGCTGATGCCAATGCTACGCCTGAAGTTAAAGCCGAAGCTGTTAACCGTGCTCAGACAGTACGTGATAACGCAGAAGCTGAACTGGCTTCAGTACGTGAAGAAATTGGGCAGATCCAGCAAGACAACGCAATGCGTGCTGCATTGACTGAGAAACTTGCAGAACTGGATCAGTATCCAGATAGCCCACAGAAACAGGCTATTGTGGATCAGTTCACTCAGCGTATCGCTGATATTGATTCTCGTGCTTATAACGAGGAACAACAGAACTCTCTGGTTGAACGTTATCAGGCTGCTACTCAGAATGCTGAGCGTATCCGTAATGCTTACAGCCAGTTTGAAACTGCTGCTGGTATTCGTGAGAAAGTCTCACCATCCGAAGTAGAAAAGCAAGTAGAGACTGCTACTAATCCTGATGCTACTCAGGAACAGGTAGACACTGCTGCTGATCACGTTGTAACTCATCCGATGCAGTACACCCCGGAACAACTGAGAACTCTGGCTGATGACACAACTAACCGTTTTAGTGAGACTCAACGGGATGCTATACGCGCTCTGGCTGATGCACGAGTTGCTCAAAACAACCTCAAATCTGATCTCACTGTAAACCAGGATATTATGCAGGGTGGTAAGGGTTACCGTTCTCTGGGTGACTATACCTCTCAGTATGCTGATGCTATCCGTAGTGGTAACACTACCCTGGCAGCAAACCTGCATGATTCACTGGCTCGCTTTGAACAGTCTCATACTCAGAAAGCTGCATTGGCTCAGCAGATGATGGATAACCAACAGTATGGTCAGATCATCCGTCAGGGTAACCAATGGGTAATTAACCCAGGTGCGAAGCTGAAAGGTAAAGCCAAAACTCTGAATGGTGCTCTGGATATCCACGCTAAGTCTGGTGGCCTGGTTTCCCGTATCCAACAGGAAGCAGAAGCTATTCAGGCAACCTCTCGCGCACTCGATGCAATGAGTCAGGCTCGTCCGACTGCTACCGCTAACGCTACGCAGCCGTCCTCCCCTGCCCCAACCACTACACCAGCGACTGATGCAACTGCAACGGTGCAGGCGCAGCCGGAACCGGCAGCAGTGGAGTCAGGAGCGACTGAACAGAAACAGAAGAATATCGACCGTCCTAACCGTCGTACTTCTGACGATCTGAAAACCCGTACTGCTAAGCAGCAGGAACGTATTGCACCCGCAGAAACCCAGACTCAACAGGAACAGCCAAATCTGGCTACTACCAATGAAGTCGATCCTGCTCCGGTAAGCACTACTGAGACTGATGCTAACGTTGTATCCGATCAAACTACTGCGGTTAAATCTGATGAAAACACCAAAGCTGAAGGCTCTGTTTCTGTGCTTCGTCCTGAAGGTAAATCCCTTGAGACTGCACGAACTGAAGAACTCGCCAAACCTTTTGAACAGCAAAACCTTGTACTCACTGGTTTCATCCAGAAAGTACGGGAGGGCTTTGTTAACCCACTGGTTACAGTGCCTGACTTTATGTCCGGGGTTATCTCAAAAGCTGATTGGTCTGGTCGCTTCACTGAAGTAAACCGCTATCTGGCAACTCCTATGGATGCTGCCCAGAAAAACTTTATCGGTATGTTTACCCAGTTCCATAACAAAGTAGCTGGTGATATTGATGCAGCTATCAAAGTTAAACAAGGTAAAACTAAAACTGGTAATGACCTGGCTAACTTCCGTTATCAGGATTTTGTTCAGTATCTGGTTAATGAAAACGGTCAACTGGACGAAAACACTAAGACGGCAATGACTGCCTCTATGTTCTCCTGGCTTGCAGAGAATGGTAATAACCTGATCGCTACTCGTGACGATCTGGCATCACTGTTCCATATTGACTCATCCGAAGTGTCTACCGAACTGGTTAACCGTTACTCTGAAATCGGTTCAAGCCAGCGTGCTGTAGTACAGTCACTGGGTCAACGTGCATATCAGATGCTGGGCTTCAAAGTCCTGCCAGATGTGGATCCAAACCGTGCTGGTCGTATGCAGCAGGCTCTGGGTATGTACGCTCTCCATACCATGATGAAGCGTGGCTATCTGGAACAGACCACCATGTCTGCCCGTGAGTACGCCGACATTCTGGTATCTGGTTTAGAGCCTGATGCAGCACAGACTAAACTGGCTGAGTTCTCCCGTGACTTCCTGGGTGGACAGCCTGTTAATAAGTCCCGTGTGACCTTCAACTTCGTGCGTGTACCACGTAAAGAAGTTAACGGTAAGCTTGTACCTGCTGATGTGATCGGTCGTATTACAGAAGCCAACAAAGGCACTAAAGGCATTATGTCTAAGCTATTTAGCTTTGACGCTGCTAAGGTTGCCCCACTGACTTCTAAGCCAGGTAAGTTCATTCAGAATACTGTTGGTGATTTCGGTCAGCAGGTTCCTTCTGAACTGGCTGAACGTCTGACTAAAGCACAGCAACAGCCATACCGTATCAATGAGTCTGTGGTTAACACCATGACTAAAATTGCCGGTATGGATGAGGCTGCACTTCACCACATGATGGGTGTACGTACTCAGGCTGAAACTCCGTTCATGCACGACCGTGACCGTATCGGTCAGGAAGCGAAGAATGCTGACGTACTGCGTGCTCTTGAGAATGCCAATGAATTCATCTCTGGCTTAGGCCGTGATGAACTGGGGCAGACTCAGGCTATCTACATGCCATTGGCAGTGTGGTCAAACAACCGTGTTGGTGTAGCAAGCAATATGCTCAACCCACAAGGTAATAAGATCCACCGTATCATGGTAGGTATGGAAGCCCACCAGACTGATATTCCTTTAAACCAGGCTCCTATGGATGCCTCCGGGAATATCACTGAATATGGTCAATACCTGCTTACTGTTGCACAGGGTATGGAAGAAGCCCCGATCAAGACTCCAAATGGTGGCGATATGCCTACCGTGGATAAAGTTACCGGAGCTACGTATCTTCAAGGTATGCAAGACTACCTGAATACTCCACGCGTCCGTGAAGCAGTTCAGGCTATGTCTCGTTTAATCAACGAAGATGCAAACGCCAAAGACATTGCTACCGTAAAAGATATGGTTGCAGAGTTCGGCATGGGGCCACAATCCTTCCAGTCATTACATGCACTGGCACTGGAATACATGGCTCGTGAAGCAGGTGCTGATAATGTACGAGTAGCCATTGGCGGTGAATCAGATGGTGTGACCAACGGCCCGATCCTTACTAACGTTCTCTATGGTACAGCCGACTATGACCTCCTCGCTCGTGGTGGCCTCTACACTGCTGACGCTGGTGTAACCAACGTGCCACAGTACCGTGAGAAAGGCGGTCAGGACTATTACCAGTTATTGGGTGCAGCACAGAATACATTCTGGAACCAGATGTACCCACGTCCTGCTGGTAAGGCGACCACTCAGAATGAAGCCTTCCGTCGTGCGATTGATTACTTATCTCCTGGCTTCGGCTCTCGTAAGAAAGCCAAGGTACTGGCAACCCCATTTAACTATGGCTCTGGCTTAGACTCGCTCAAGCGAGCAAGTGCTCGTGACGCCATTGATGGCATTTACTCGCATATCGCTGATGTTGCGAAAGCCTACAGTCAAGACAAAGAAACTGGGGATATGCTGCGTAACCGTCTGGATAAAGCTATTCAGATCGTACTGCGCCAAGGCCAATCGCTAGGGATTAAAACTCCCGCATTTAAAGGCATTGGCAAAACAGAAAGCCTTCTGTCGTATGAACTGCCGCGTGATGTAACTGCTGCAATCATGCAAGTGGAAATGGCTACTCGTGGTGAGGCATCCGAGGCTGCAATTGAGCAGGTAGCTGCTCAGTACATTGAAACTCGTGATACCAATACTGCGATCACCAACGCTGCGTATGAAGTAAACAAAGTGCTGACTGATCGTGTGGAAGCCAATGCTCTGGTACAGGCTGTTCGTGATGGTCAAGTGGGTTCCGTTAATGGCGTAGCTGTTGAAGGCTTGTCCTCTAACGTGAAAGCTAAACTTAACGAACAACTGCGTAACTCCAGTGCTATTGTCACCAGTGCTACAGGATCCATCTCCAGTAATAAACTGGAATCTGGCTACGTAGCTGCTAAAGCAAATACCTCCTTCGATGCCAATAACCCGGCTACCGAAGTAAAAGGCTTCTTTGCTGACGCTGCTAATCCTGCAAACACTGGCTTAAGCCAGACGAAGAACAACACGTTTACGTCATATACCTCCGGTGCTCAAGTCAAAGACAAAGCTGCTCCGGGTGTATCTACGTCTGCGTTGATTGTTCAGGGTACTGATGCTGCTATCTCTACTCGTGTTATCTCGGAGCGTCCTGCACAGAACTTCCATGATGCTAACCTGTTCGGTATTAAAGACATGGTGGAAGGTGCTCGCTCGCAGAACAAGGCAATGTGGGATACGGTTACCGGTTATGACTCACAGTTGGCAAACACTGAAGCAATGATCCGTTCTTTCCGTGGCATTAGCGAGAATGCTACTGAACAGAACTTAACGCCGTCCGACTGGACGAACGTAGCTGCTTCACTGCGTCAACTGGCTTTCAAAGTTGGTATCAATCGTAACTTCAAAGATCCTGTTAATCCGAGTGTCGTATTGGGCCGAGTAGTCGGTGATGCGTATAACCGTGAAATCGCCAAACTCGAAACCCTGAAAGGGATCGAGTACGTAAACCAGTATGGTTACGAAGGTGGTGAATATCAGGTTACTGCTGCCGACCGTAAGGCTCTCGACAAGAAGATTGAGAAGCTGCGTTCTCAGCGTGATTCAGCTGTAGCTGAAGCTGAAACCCTGGGTACTACACTGGCAAGCCAGTTAACTGCTGGTACTACTAAGCAAGCTCGTGCGAATGAGAAGCTGGACGCTGCTCAACGCCGTCAGGCAGTTGAGGAAGCGGCAAGCGACTCTGAACCTGCCATTGTGTCAACTCAACAGAAAAACGCGTTAGAACGCTTCCTGATGAGCCACAAAGACGGTGTGGTAAAAGCCAAAGACCTGATGGACTTTACTGTTAAAGCTCTGGCTTCTGGTAAAACTGATGGTTCTAAGATCCAGACTCGTATGCGTACTACCTACGCTGAATTGGCTAAAGTGTTGTCTGCTGCACTCCCGGATAACCTTACCGTGAATATCATTTCCGGTACGAGTAATCCGAAGGGTGTTAAGGGTGCTGATCAGAATACTAATGCTCGCGCATGGTTCTACTCTGATAAGAATACTAATCAGGTCAACATTAAGATGGATGGGCCGGAAGCTCCGGGCTTAGAAGTGGTACTGCATGAAATGCTCCATGCTGCTACTGCTCGTGCTCTGGACGCTGCACGTCGTGATCCTAAAGGTAACTCTGCGGTTGCTCAGGTACTGACACGTCTGGAAGGTCTGCACGGTGAGATTAAAACTCTGGTAGAAAGCAACCCTGCTTACTCTGAGTTTGCTCCGGCAGTCCGTAATGTGGATGAACTGGTTTCCTGGGGTATGACTAACCCACGCTTCCAGCAATTCCTGGACGGTGTACAAACCTCTGTTGGTAACCGTAGCCGTAAGCGTTTAACCACACTGTTTAGCGAGTTCGCTACCAATGTGCTGAACGCTGTTTATGCCTTTGTTGGGCGTAAGCCTAATGCTCAGAAATTCAGTGCTACTGAAGCTCTGATTATGGATACGGCTGAACTGATCCAGGCATCCAATACTCAGGGTGGTGATGTATCCCTTAACCTGCCTATGGCTTCCTCTGCGAAGTCTGCTCAGGCCGTAGGGCAATACAGCCATCGTCAGGTATTCGATTCACTGGCTTCATCCTCTAACGGTAAGAAGAACGATCCAGCCTTTACCAGTAATTTAGGTAAAGTGATTGATAATGTATCGGATAAACTGTTTAGCCAGGTTCCAAGTGAACTGACTGCTAATACCAATAACTACACTCCAGGTCAGGTGTGGGCTAATGCGCTGGCAACAGGCAAAGCACCATACACCACCAAAGCTCTGGGTGCAGGCTTCCACATGACAGACCAGGAAGCATTTGCTATTGAGTCCATTGAGACAGCGGTTGCTGCTTCTCTGAACTCTGGTTTTGGTACTGCGGTTAACCGTGAACTCCGTAAATCCTGGGAAGCTGCTCGCCAGAAGATCCAGCCTAAAGACTTCCACAATGGTGACTGGTCTAAGGCTACTCAGGCTGAGAAAGATGCAGCACAGCGTAAATGGGATCACCTGTTTACTCTGACTCCATCCCAGACCGGGCAGAACCGTTACTTGTCTCAGTTTGTGGCTATGACGTTAGGCCATGAAGAAACCAGTAAACTGATGGGCTTCACTACTAAGATCGCTGATAGCACTACTCCGAAGTCTAACTTCGAGAAAGCTGCTGCGTATCTTAGCCACGCGGTTAACTGGGCATCTGGCTTCCTGTCACGTACCAACGAAGGCCAACTGGTAAACCAGAAAGCTCAGGCACTGGCAGAACAGCTTGTTGAGATTGACCTCAAGAACCGTGATAAGTCTATGGGTAAAGTTGAAGAAGCATTTACTTATATGTCTGACCTCGGTGAAGCTGTAGGCCGTAAAGTAATGGATGGTGTTCACGCCACTGCTGATACTGACCTGATTAAGAACTCACGTTCTCCAATCGTTCGCTTTGCTGGATCGGTTACCCGACTGGCTGCTAAGCGTGATTTGGATCGTGTAGGTGAAACTCTGCGTCAGATGCGTGACCTGAATAACCCTAATACTGAAGATGGTTGGGCTGCTCAGATCCTGTCCGATATCTCTAATCCAGATAAGGTACGTAGTGCGTTTGAATCACTGCAACGTCACACTAACCTGATTGAACAACGTCGCCGTAACCTTGCTGAGATTACCCGTGGCAATGTAATGGAGATGTTCCAGGATTCAGGTAAGTACCTGACCGAAGATGATAAGACTGCCCTGACTTACACTCTGATGCGTACAGAGGCTCACTCGCTGCTTAACAGCTATAGCCTTGATGATGTACAGAAGTTCGTCAGTGATGGTCGTAGCCGTAAGGCAGAGATCGGTAAACTGGAGAAATCCTTACTGACTCAGCCTAATGGTAATGATATGGTTATTCGCGCTAAAGCACTCGGCTATTACATGGTGACTGGTAAAGCTACCATCCCAGGTATGGCTAAGAATGCTCAGGCCATTGCTTCTGGGGCTGGTACTCATTACGTTACCACTGCATTACCAGATCGCTCCGGTGCCATTGTGGAGTCTATTGATAACCTGGCTTCTCTGTATGCCATGCAATATTCCAACCCAGAGCACTTACAGCGAACTGCTGCTGTGATGAAACGTGAGATGCCAAACCAGGACAATGGTATTAAGGCAATGCTCAATGTGCATAAGGTACTGTCTGAGGATGCAGCTTCTACTCTGTTCGCTGATAACGAGATCTCGCGGATTAAAGGCTATATCCCTGAAGTAACCAACCCATATCGTGATGTTAAGATCGTAGATAAGGGCGAAGGTGCGGAGCTTGAGGCAATGGGCTATCAGTTTGTGGGCATGGTTCCAACTGATCCGACTATCCCAAGCTTAGGCCAGAAAGCCATGTATGTTACTCAGGATAATGGATCACAGCGTTATGTGTCCGGTGCGATGAGCTTAACCAGCAACCATCGTAAAGGAACTACCGCTGTACGAAACCAAAACTACCAGAAGGCACAAGGTGCGACAGTAGCCGATGGACGCAAAGCCGTTTATGCTGCTGCACAGCGTCGAGCCAAAATGGATGCTTCGAAGTTTGATCCGGCTGAAGTAAAAGACACTTATATGATTCCGGTGTTCGGTACTGATGGACGCATCATGGACTTCCAGTATGAGATGCAACACGTTAATCGTGACACTTTGCTGGATCGGAATAACGATTTTGCTCACCTGTTGGGTCAGTATGCAGGTCAGACTTTTGATAAACAAAACAGCCCGACTCAAAACCGGGTTGTTATGGAAGCCCTTCACGAGGACTTCAAATCAAATTACGCTGTTGCACCAGAACGCTATGTAGCTATCGGGCCAATGTCGAAGGATGCTCGCGCCAGAGAAATTTGGGCTATGCTCCCGGAACAAACCCGGTATGAAGCACAGGAGATTTGGGGTGCAGGTGAACCATTACAGGTTCGTAGTGATTTGGTAAACCTCGTGTTTGGTTTCCGTAAGCTGACTGTGGCAAATGCCTTTGACAAAGATGCAATGGATCGCAATATGGCCGAGTCTTTAGCAACCTCCGTTTTCTCTGCCTTGTCTGGCAAAGATGCTAAACGTGTGGCTGTACAGACTGAACGTGCAGCACAGGAAGGCATGGCACTGTTCAAAGATATCATCGTGCTCCGTAACGTAAGCACACTGATGCGTAACCTTCTGGGTAACGTAGCATTGCTGAAAGCCTACGGTGTATCACCGACTGATATCGTGCGTGATACGAAGACTGCTTTACAGGCTGGTTTGAGCTACCGTAAAAACACTGCTCTGCTGCTGAAATACCAACAGCAACAACGTGCAGGTTTAGGTGACTTCAATGAGCTTGAGCAACGTATCATTCAGCTTGTGGATCAGATTGCACGTAACCCTATCAAGGACTTCATCGAAGCAGGTACTATGCCTAGCATCGTTGATGATGTGGATACGTCTGATACTAGTTATACGTATGCGTCTGGCTTACAGCGTAAAGTATCTGGTGTGACTGATAAAATCCCGGCTTCTGTACGTACTGCGGCTAAGTGGGCGTTTGTATCCAAAGATACTCCGCTCTACAAATTCCTGAGCAATACGGCACAGTTCGGTGACTTTACCTCTAAATATGTGCTCTACAAGTACAGCATGGAAAAAGCTGATCGTAAGTTAAACCACGATGAAGCAATCCAGCGTGCAAGTGATGCGTTCGTTAACTATGACATTCCGACCTCTGCTGAATTGCAGTATCTGAATGACATTGGTGTGATGATGTTTACTAAGTACCGTCTGCGTATCCAACGTGCGATGCTTACCCTGATGAAAGAACGTCCGGGTTCAGCACTGGCTCAATCGGTACTGGTTTCCCGATTCACTAACGCACCATCAGCACTGGAGCCTAACATCTTTACTGGCTTTGGTGATCCGTTCGCAAGTGGTGTACTCCAGTTGCCGGGGGCTGTAACTCAGCCACTACCGATTAAACTGATGAGTAACATGTTCTAATAAAAAAGCCTCCCTATTCGGGAGGCTTCTTATTTTGGATAGACTCATGCAACGCATAGGCTATGACACCACCAATTAAAAATACTGGTATTGCTATCGCTAACAATCGAACCAGAATGTTTATGGCAAATATCACGCCCATGAAAAGAATTGCAAGAGTGATACCCAAAATCCAACATAAGACTTTGGATATCATTACACCGCCTTACGCGAACAGGTTGATCGCGTCGTCGTCGTCTTCTTTAGGCTTAGCAAAGCCTTCTTCAGTTTCGACTACTGGCTTGGTTTCAGCCGGACTGTCTGCAAACAGATTTTCGTCTTCATCAACCGGGAACGGATTAGCCGTTGGCTCCGGTTCAGGATCTACGCCGCCTGCTGTGGCTGGTTCTGCATCAACGAACAAATTTGGTTCATCTGCTGCTGCTTCAGCAACTTCAGCCTGAGCTTCAACCGCTTCTGCTTTATCTGCCGTTTCTTCAGGTTCGGCTGCCAGGTTTTGATCGGCTTGCGTTTCTTCAGCTTCAGCGCCGACTTCGTTCGGGGCTTCTGCTTCGGTTTGCTTAGCCGTTTCAGGCTGTTGCTCAGCTTCTGCTGCTTGTTTAGCTTTTGCTTCATCGGCTTCGATCTCCGCACGGGTACGACGTTTACGACGCTTACCACCTTTAGCTGGTTTACCAGCATTCTGAGCTACCTGCTCAGTGGTATCTTCATCGACAGACGCATCATGCAGTTCTTCGTTATCGAGAAGATCTTCTGGGATCTCTTCGTTAACACCGATAACTACAGCCAGATCGCCATTGATAAAACCAATTTCAGCGTTCAGGGAAACATTTTCTTCCCCTTCGATATCACTGATATTGACACCGAAACGCCACAGTTGTTTTTTTACCAGGCTGAGCACTTCATCACGATTTAGAGTAACGATCACTTTATTGTTCCTTCTTGGCTAACATAGCCATTGTTTTGAATGTGTCAGTTTCCATCGCTGCATAAATCGCTGCAATGGCATCTGCCATATGTTCAGCAGTTCCCTCTACCACAGAGGTAACGCCTTGTACGGTCTTCATAGGCCAGGGCGCTTCAGGATGTTTAGCCATTGCCCAGGCTATTGCCTGAGCTTTGGTCGCCTCTTTCTTACCAGTGATAACCTTTCTGGTTTCAATAGCATTAACCTGAATGAGTGGTACACGCATATTGCAAACCATACCGAGTATGCCGATACACACACCATAAGATGCCATAGCTCTCGCTGACTGGCTTCCGTGGGGGATTTCTGCGGCTATTACATCGGACTGCCTTATTGCATCAATGAAGCCCTTAGAAAGCTGTTTAGAGCGTTCTATGTCCATTGAGTTTTGGCGAGTTTGTTTATCCTTGTTAAGGACAGGCTTAATCACATCCAAACCAGTGATGGTTAGTTTGGACGTAACCGGGTCGTATATACCCTGAGCTAATCCCCAGTTACTAAATGAGGGATCTGCACCGAGGATACGTAACCCTTTAGGCATCGGCTTCACCATCAACCGCTTGCTCAACTTCCTGTTCTACAAACTGGAATGGCAAGTTCTTGAAGATTTCACCAGCAACCTGAACCCCGGCAATGAACGCTTCACGTTCATTCGGATTCAGTACCTTTTCTTTCCCGCGAATGATCGCTTTGATGCGAACATCAGATGGTGGGTTACTGGCTAAAGCAACCTGCTTTTGACCATCGGTGTGCCAGTCAACCATAAGTTGAGCGAACTGATCCAGGTTTTGCACTGGCTGAATGTTTTGCTGAGACATATATACCTCTGGTTTAAAGATGAGAAAGCCCACCGAAGTGGGCTTAGGTCAACCTGATACTTACATAAACAGGTTGTCTTGACCAGCCGTAGTACCAGCAGGTTCAGCACCCCCTGCGAATGCACCACCCGGCGCACCAGCGTTACCAGCCTGAGTTACTTCTTTAAAGCGATCGTCTGGTTTGTTTTCCCAGACAGACAGCCAGTTTTTGGCGTACTCAGCTTCGGCTTTTTTGCCGATGATTTCGCCAACGGTCATGCTGTCACGCTCACGCATGAACTTAACGATTTCGTTGGTAGTACGTTTTTCGTTGATCGGATCGTACTTACCAGTCGATTCGTTCTTTTTGGTTTTGTTTTCGATACGCTCAACAACAGCCGCTTTGACAGTTTTCTTCAGCAGCGGCATCAGCATATCAACATCGGTAGGAACTTCGCGTTTCTGATCGTAGTTATACAGATTCAGAGTACGCTTCTCAGTAGCCGCCTGAAGCTCGATCAGAGATTTGCCGGAGGCGAGTTTGCACAGTGCATCGACAGTCTGGAAGCCAGGCAGATACTTAAGCTCGCCAGTCTGTTTGTCTTTGTACTTAATGGAACCTTCACGGTTGGTAACGTAGATCGTGAAGCGATGTTTGGAACCGTCTTTGGTTTCCAGTTCCAGGTTAACAGCACGCGCACCGGAAGCAGCTTTGCTGAAATAGGCGTGGTTTACGGTGAAGTCGTAAATGTTGGAAGCCAGGGATTTAAAGCCGCCGCCACCAACTACGTCTTTTTCTACTGCGTCTTGTGCATTGTACTCATCAGCGTTTAAGAAACTCATTGCATTACCTTTTCTTTAGTTTTCGGATCCGTGGTTTTCATGGAATCCGAGTTCGATTAATTTTTCACCCCTGGCTTTAACAGCTTCGGAAGCACTGGTGAATGACTTCTGGTAAATCTTTTTACCGTTCATCGTTATTTCAGCTACATAGCGATTCCGTCGCTTGTTAAACCAGACGCCTTGATGACCAGTCACTGTACCACTGAGAGCCTTACGGTTTCTCATGTTTTCCAGGAATGTTACATCCCGGAGATTAGTGATCCAGTTATGGTCACGGACTTGATCTATATGGTCGATTTGCCCCTCTGGCCATTTACCGTAGTACATGAACCAGATGAGAATATGCTCTGGGTAAGTAGTACCGAATACGGTTACGCTACGATAGCCCGAAGATGCAATCCGACTGCCAGCGCGAGAACCGAGAACAATTCTCTTAGAATGAGACTTACCGCACCAAGTAAGATGTCCAGTAACAGGGTCATATTTCAGTACCGATCTGAGGAGGTTGAGAGTCAGATCTTCTTTACGCAGTTTCATCATCGTAATACTCATGCAAACGGTCTAAGACCAACTGCATGTTATTATCGATAAATGTTTCGTTAGGCGCAAAGAGATCCAGCGGGCCACGTAAACGTTCGTTTACCGTGTCTTTCGTGATCATGGTCTGGAATACGTACTTGAAGCCCAATGCTTCTTCCTGCGGAGTGATGTTCAGCATGGCAGACTGATACCCTTCAAGGTCAGTCAGCTTCTTCTTCTTAGCTGCGATCACACAGGAGAAATACGATTCAACGCCATTGTTTTTCAACGCACCTTTAATCGGCACAGCAGTTTCACGTACCATTTCGTCTGTCACTTCATCTTTAACGTGAGCAGTGAAGATGACGTTTTTGGTAGACTTGGCAACGAGTTGCTGCATCATGTACTTAAAGAACTGCGCAAAGTTAGACCAACCTTCCATCTTGTTCTGCAACGTCAGCACATACATGCTTTCGTACATATCCATCAGATAGGTCAGGCTGTCGATAACGATGGTATGGATTTCTGGCTTAGCTTCAGCCGCTGCAAATGCTTGCGGAATCTGCTTGACCGGATCGGTGATGTTGTACTGTTTGAACTTAGCTTTGAATGGCAATTTCTTGCCAGCTTCACAGTTCAGGTACATTACACCTTCAGGGTTTTTCAATCCACGCAGGGAAGTAGACTTACCGTTTGCAGCTTTGCCTACAAGCAATACCAGGTTGTCGTTGGTAACTTGCTGAGACATTACTCTTCACCTCCCAACTGGTTTACGTAGATATCGTTGGGATCAACACCACGATGCTCGCAGTGAGCTTCCCACAGATGCCAGTGTTCAGCTAAGAACTCCTGGAGTAGGTGTTTCTGATCTTCGTCCATAATGAACTCCTTCAGTTAAAAATGCCCCCGTTAGGGGGCAGAGGCCGTCAAACGCACGGAAGTGCGTATTACTGGATTTCTGAGTAACCAGCTTCAAACACGTCTTTTGGTGCCCATGAGTGGTACTCATCTTCGGTGCCTTTGCTGTACACCACCAGATAGCCAGGGGCATCCGGTGAACCCATCAAGCCTTTCTTACCTGAATGAGTTTTGAACTCGCCCAGTGTCATAGGCGTAGCGTGTACTTGTTTGTGGCACTGATAGTGTTTCAGTTCGGACATATTTACCTCAAGGTTTCGCCAGTTTTCTGGCTACGGTGATCATAATGGAGCTATCGATCTCGCTGTCTTCCAGCTTATCTGGGAGCTTCGCATTAAGGTCGATGACCTTAGTACGAATGTCAGCAACATCGAAACCAGCATCCACAAGGATGGTTGCAAAACGCAAAAGCATGTTATTGCGATTACCGTCACCAGTGTTATTGATAACCCAACGTTCCAGGTTATCCATAGACTGCTGATCGTCCAGCAATGCTTTGCGTTCTTCGTTCTTACTGGTTTTCGGAATGTATGGCAACACGTCGAACAGATCGCCGTCCTGATACTCGAAGTGACCTTTATGCGATAACCATTTCTTACAGCGATGGGTACAGGACTCATCCACTTCAAACGGTAATCCTTCGATTACGTTATTCATGAACTCCTTGTATTCCTTCGCGTCCATCTCCAGTTCATAGTTCGCTGGCATGATGATACGGAAACGGTTGCACGCATCAGTATGACGCTTCGTGGTATAGAACAATGCCTTCTGCCCCTGCAACAACAGCTTAGCTGTAGACAGGTTCATGGTTCCATCGATATCGAGAACGATAAGGTTGAAACCAGGCTCGGCATTTTCCTCGTTGCGATAGCCACCACGGACGTGATGGTTTAGCCAATGATAGCCGTCAGTCTGAACTAACTGATGTAGCTTATCGAATGGCGCACGGACAGCCTTGTAACCTTCAGTCATGTGCTTACTGTAGGCCAGGATCATCTCATCGAGATTAGTCTCTTTGAGAGTTTCCCCACGTAAGAACTGAATACCATCATTGAAAGCTTTCTTAATGATGATGTTGTTCTTATAGCCCCAGGCAGTAGCCATAGTGATGAGTTCATCTTTCTGGTTTTTACCGCCACGGAAGTATGGGAGATCCTGATCCAGGTCAGCCAACGTAACATCGGTTTTGCATCTTGACAGATACTTTGCCAACTTCACGTAAGGGCGTTCTGGTGTCATGAGCTTGGCGAAAGCATCGCCGGACTCTTCTACCAGTTTGATGGCGTTCTCAAGATGATCCTGAGTAATGACAGCCGACTCATCGATAAACGCATAAGCAGCAGCCAGCTTCAAGGTCTTGAAGAAACGGTTATCCATCTCACTCTTTTTAACAGACTCGTGTTCGCTGTATTCCCGACCACGTTCTTCACAGAACAGGCGATAACGCAGTAGTTCCAGACACTGAGCTTCGGGCAGGAATATCTTCTTACGGATATTCGCTACATCAGCCAGACGGCCTAACTGCGTAGACAAGTCTTCGATGAAGTCATTTCCGGCTGCGTTGAACATCTGCTTCATCATTTCTTCAGCAGTAACGTCAGCCTTCTTAGTAGATCCGGTTACGAAGCCGAAGAGACAGCGACGAGCATAGCCCATCTCTAACATCTCATTTAAACGGCGTTCGGTAATGTCACCGTCGAACAGTTTGGTTGGAGTACCAAACAGGAGCATGTTGGTCGGGGTAGCCCCAATCAGACGCTCATTACGGACGTTTTCACTGGTTGATTTAACCAGCTTCTCTTTGACCATACCGAGATCATACAGTTCCAGGAAAGTATCCAGCACTTCAGTTTGACCAACCAGGTTTGCACCGATTTCATCAATCTGAAGGTTCACACCACCAGCGTTACCCATCAGCAACTTATGTCGCATCTGTTTAACGGCAGGTGTAGTACCGGAGTCAAAGCTAAACAGCAAGCTGCCCAGACCTTCGAACTCCTTACGTACACGCTCAAGTTCGTCGTCAGGATCTACGACCTGACTGGCGGTGCTCTTACGTGTTGCACGTTTGTGGGCCAGCTCCAGTAAGTGTTGCTCTGCAACTTCAGGGAACGTGTATTCCAGAAAGTTCTCCCGGAACTGGTTAATGATTTCACGTTCGATGAGGCTGGTTGAATAACCCTTACCAGTACCTGACGGTGACAGGTTAAGCGCATAGATATTGATTGGCAGATCACCACGGTCATAACCATGAATGGTTGCTCGCATTGACGATGCCATTTGCGCCCAGTAATAAGCCAGAACTACACGGAAGAACAGACGTTCTTCGTTCTGGGTTTTGGTGCAGAGAATGTCAACGACCTTTTCCGATAACGGGTGATAGGCCATTTCACTTACTGGTTTCATTACGACTCCTATACGTCGAGGATCAGATCGCCAGAATCGATCAACCGATCCTTCTGTTTGCAGACGGGATACGCCGGGCAGTAAAGACAAGCTTTAACCTGGCCGGGTATTTTGACAACTTCACCTACGCCACCATCAGCTTGCCAGCGGGCAATGGCTTCAGCTTCATTGTCGAAGTTTTTAGTAGCACGGGTTTTCTTTTTAGGATCCTTGTAATACTTCCACTCAGGATCACTACGCCAAAGTTCCTTATCGGTACATTCGGGGATAGCATCATCCGGTGCATCGATGTACTGAGCAATCTGGTTTAACCGATTAATCACGTAAGCTTCAGTGTCAGCCAGTGACATAAGCTGGAACTTACGAGGCATCATGCGGCGTGGAGGATACTTTGGATCCCTGAAGGTCATAGCCTTTGACCAGTCCGTGAAGAGGAACTGGATAGTAAAGATATCAGAGGTAATGATATCTGGGTTAAGCCAGCGATAGATAGAACCCTGAAGAACATAGTCTTCATCTTTCGTATCGTTAACCCAGGTGTAGGTAGACGTTGATTTAAAGTCTTCCAGAGCACCATTGCCTACGAAGTCGAACTTACCGGATACCTTCACACCGTTCACTTCTTTGAAGCTACGGATTTCCATATATACCGGAATATCACCTTCCACTACCGTAGCCGGATCTGGATTTACACGGATGCGATCAATGATCTTCTGTGGATATCCCAGGTCACGCATGGCTTGTTGATAATGCTTAAGCCAGGCTTTCTCTACGCCATCATGGATGGCTGTACCCATACGACTGGATATCAGGTCTTCCACATCAGGAATGTTAGCACCAGCAGGCACACGACGAGCCAGTACATATTGACGCACTGGTTTCAGTAGTGAGGTTGCAGAGATAACACCGGGTACGTAGTCATAGTGATCAACGGCTAAAAAGACTGCCATTGATAGAGGGATACCAGCATTGTTGGTATAACGCTTTTCGCTCATCAGTTCGCCTCACGCTTAGTTTTGGTTAAGATACGACCAGCGTAGTGAACCATTTTTTCAGCATCATAGGTAGCCTTTTGACCAGGCTTCCCATTACCCAAACGGGCTGCTGCTGTACGCCATAATGCTTTGAACAAGCACCCTTCGTCGAAGGTCATATTGAGTGCTTGGATGATATCCTCACACTCTGCAATATAACCGGGCTGTTCCTCACGCTGAGGGTTGTTCACTGAAGCCAGGTAATAATTTACCCGACCTCCGGTTAATTCTGTTGTAACCGCTGGCTCGACCTCTACGGCTTCGCCTACGAGTTCGGCCAGCTCACGTTCATACTTACGAACTTGGGATTGCCAGAATTTAACCTTGTGCGATTTTGAAGACAGTTTTAAAAAGTTACGTGCTTCATGTAGTTGCAGTGTAACAGCAGCGATAGCACGTTCTTTTCTGGTGGGGCGTTGTTGTGGCATCTTCCACTCGGAGTTTAAAACTTTAGGGGATAGATCAGGATGTTTCATGTCTACCTCATTGAATGCCCGGATGGGCATTATTTACGTTTAACTTTTAACGATAATCCATGTTTATAAGCCCAGCCCTTAATCCTTTCTGGCTTGCATTTCAAAATCTTAGCCATGATATCGACTGAGATTCTGCCAG